ATGATTAAAGAATTCACTGTTAGTTGTATACCTTTAATTAAAACATATTCAGATACGTTTGATCAAAACGAAACTGTTAGAGTTTCTTATGAAGAAATTTTGAGACTTTGTGTAGAAGATTTTGAGTGTAACAAAATACCTATGATTGGCCATCTTTATGCCCCATCTATCTGGGATCCTGATATTTGGAATAACGAAATAAAATTAGCTTCACATCAGGTAAAAAATGTTTGGTTAGAAAAAGGTGAATTAAAAGCTTCTATAGAGTTTTTAGATGAATCTATAAAAAATAATATTTACTCAACAAGCCAGACAAAATATTACGTTAAAATATGTCATAGTCAATACTTTACAAGAATTACAAAGATAGATATTCTATATTAAAATGTCTAAAGTCAAGTCGTTAAGAAAGTTCATATATAATTATCAAAACTTAGTCTCATTTAATGATATAACATTAAGACTTGGTTTTAAAAATGTATATGATGATATGACATCGAGAGAATTTAATAAAATTATTCAGAACCTTTGTAAGGAACATCAAATAACTATAGACAAAAAGAGATTTAAATCTCCTGTTGGTCGGGCATGGATAGAAGAAAAAATTATTAAAATACCCCAAATAAAAAACATGGGTATTATTGAATTTATGGTTGCTCTACATGAAATAGGGCATGTTGTAATGGGTTCAATAGAACCCAAATGTGTAGAAGAATACAGTGCTGAGATATGGGCCATAAAAACAGCAAAGAAACTAAAAGTAGATCCTTCACCATATTACAAAATGTCTATGGCATATGTATTAAGAAATATAGCTGAATGCCACAATAAATGCCGGATTGAAATTGATAAATTACCAAATGAAATTAAAAAATATGTTAAATTAATAGAACCTAACCTTTCTTCATGGAAAGGTTTTATTGTGGATGTATGTGATTCACAAGAACGTGTAATAATAAAAAAATCAAAAATTGTATACTACGATAATATATGACAGAATTTAATTTTTTCGGAATGCCCGTTGAAAAATCAAGAGAACAATTTACGTCTATCTCTTTGAATCAATTAGAAGAATTATATGAAGAAGCCTGTGATGCTTATTATGATGAAGCAAAAGCTCCTATAATGCCGGACATCATCTTCGATATAGTTGAAGAAATATTAAGAGCTGAAGGATCCAGAATTGTTGATGAAGTAAATGGTCCAAGAAATACAAAAGATTTAATTCATCCACATCCTACAGCAATGTTATCTTTGGATAAAGTTCAAGTAAAAGATGCTGCGACTATACTAATTGATTTTTTCCTTAACTGGCTTAAAGATTATTTTGGTATTGAAATAGAATTCACACCTAAATTTGATGGTAACGCAATCAATCTTGTTTATGAACGAGGTAAATTGAAACAAGCTATTACCAGGGGTAAACATGGAAAAGGTAAAGATGTTACTGATAAATTAAGACTCATTGTCCCAGCAACAATACCATATAAAGATGAGCTTGTAGAGATTCGTGGTGAAGTTGTAATACCTCTTACAATTTTTGAATCTGAATATTTTGATATTGATGATCCTAACTGCCCGGCCAATCCAAGAAATTTTATTGCTGGTATATTGAACAGGGATATTATAGAGAAAGAAATTATTAAAGATTTTGCTTTTGTTGCTTATGTGATAATAGCGGAAAACATTTCTAATATCCCTCTCAAAGACAACAATACACTCGAAACACTTCAAACCTGGGGATTCAATAATAAATTTCCTATTTTCAGAAAAACAATTACAGATATTAGCAGTATTGTTGATATTTATGAAGAATTTGTTGAATATAGAAGAACTTCAATATTTCAATTAGATGGTATTGTTGCTAAGGTTCCTGAACAATACAGAGAGGCAATGGGTGTTACAAGTCATCATCCAAGATGGGCCAAAGCTATTAAATTTCCAGCTAAAGATGCTGTTACAAAAATATCTAACATTACTAATACAATGGGTAGCAAAGGTGAATTATCACCTAAAGCTATATTGATGCCTGTAGAATTAGATGGTACAATGGTTTCTAAAGCCTCTTTACACAATTACAGATATGTTAGAGATAAGAAACTTAACATAGGTGCTACAGTTAAAATACGTAAGGCTGGTGATATTATTCCACAGATTATAGAGATTATCGAAGCCTCTGAAACAGAATTCATATTCCCAACTGAATATAAAGGACACAAAACTTATTGGGATGGACCTCATATCAGAGTTGAAAATTATCAAGATTTACCAGACTTTGCTGTAAGGAAAATTGATAAAGGATTAAAAATTCTTGATGTTAAGGGTATAGGCCCAGCAACCATAGAAAACTTACATGGTGCTGGTATTAAAACTATTCATAGTTATTTTGATGGTACAATGACTAAAGAATCTCTTATTACTTCTGGTCTATTTAAAGCTGGCCGGGCACTTGATAAAATATTTGAGTCTTTACAGAAATTGAAAAAAGTTGAATTATGGAGAGTTATTAATGCTGTTCAAATTGATGGTATAGGTAAAACTATATCAGCAGAGTTCGCAAAATATTTGACAGGACAAGAATATTCTTTTGCTGGTTATGAAAAGGCTTTGATGGCTGAGGCTGTAAAAGAGAATTCTGAGATCCAAGAGAAAATAGTATACATGTTGGAAACATTAGAGAAAGTAGGCGTTGAAGTTATTAAACCTAAACAAAAAGTTGCTATGAGTACAGATACGATAACATTTGAAATGACTGGTGAAGCACCAAGTGGATTCAAATCACGAGGTGAGTTCGCTAAATTAATAGAACCTAAGGGTTATATGCATACAGCCCTGAAGAAGGATACAAAACTTCTTATTTGTGATGATCTTAAAGCAACAACTTCTAAAATGAAGACCGCTACTAAATTGGGTATTCCAATAAAGACTTATGATCAGATTTTGGAAGAACTTGGTATACAAATATAAAATACTACTATGATTATAAATTTTATAAGACATATTGAAGAGTTAGAAGATCTAAAGAACGATAGGCTATACAATGGAAATTAGAAAAATACAGACAGAAGAAGTTGATAAGATAGTTGATATTTTATGTGACATATGTGGTGAATCTTGTTGGGATTCAGCTAAAGTCAATTTTGAATTTTTAAAATTAGACTCTCATTGGGGATTTTGGTCAAATAAAGATCTAGAACATTGGTCAGCACAAATCTGTGAAAAATGCGTAGATAAACATCTAAAATCGCTCATAAAATTCAATATTAAAGAATACTAAAACTATTTTATATAAAAAATTTCATTTAATGTTTTAGTTTATTATATTTGCATTAACAACATATTTTATAAAATGAAAAAATCTAAAATTATTGCTACCTTCTTGATGGCTTCTCTGCTACTAACCTTCGGATGTGAAGATAGTGTAAAAGAAGAAACCGAATATTACGGTCCTAATGGATATCCTGTTCATAATCCTTCTCTTTGGATATGTTGGTTCCCTGGCTGGCATGGTTACACAACGAGAACCGTTTATGTACATCATACCAGTAGTGGATACTATACAAGAAGTTATTCACCGCCACCAAGCAGTAGCTATACGAGCAGAGGCGGATGGGGTTCTAGTTCACACTATTCAGGATCTTAATCTATATGAAGAGAATTCAAATCAGACCCAGACTTAACTGGGAAAGCGTTGTTGAAAAACAAGGACTTCATTTCCATCATCACGATGATAAGAAACAAGCTTATTGGGATGAATCAGCATATTACGCATTCAATATGTCTCAGATTAATAATCTTGAAAGAGCAACAAATGAAGTTTATCAAATGTATATTGATACTGTTCAACATATTCTTGATGAACGTTTGTTAAGTAAATTAGGAATTCCTGAGAAATTTCATAACTTAATATACGATTCTTGGGAGAGAGATGATTTATCTCTTTATGGCCGGTTCGATTTTTGGTTTGATGGTATAGACATTAAACTATTTGAATTCAATGGTGATACACCAACATCTTTATTTGAAGCTGCTGTTATACAGTGGGAATGGCTTGAAGAAAGGTTTCCTGATATGGATCAGTTTAATAGTATACATGAATCTTTAATTGATTCCTGGAAATATATCGCTGATGAAGATTATACACAACCATTCTACTTTGCTTCGGTTAAAAATCATATCGAAGACTATACAACTGTTACCTATTTAAGAGATACAGCTGAACAAGCCGGTATAGAAACAGATTTTTTACATGTACAAGATATTGGCTGGAATAGTGAAGACCAAGAGTTTCGTGACACCAATGAAAATACAATAGAAACATTGTTTAAGTTGTATCCTTGGGAGTGGATGATCAACGAAGGATTTGGTGATAATTTACTAGAAAGTGAAACATCTTTTATTGAGCCTATTTGGAAATTAGTAATGAGTAATAAAGGAATCATGGCTATCATGTATGAGCTTTATCCAGATTCACCTTATCTTCTACCTACTTATTTCGAAAACAAAAAACATTTGTTAGTAGATTATGTAAAGAAACCAATTTTTTCAAGAGAAGGTGCCAACATAGAAATTGTTGAAAATGGTCAGACTGTTCATTCAGAAGATGGTGACTATGGATACGAAGGTTATGTTTACCAAGAGTTGAAAAAATTAGTTGGTCACGAAGATGAAAATGGTACAATTAAATACCCTGTAATAGGCTCCTGGGTTATCGGAGGTGAAGCTTGTGGTATGGGTATAAGAGAATCAGTAAGTCTCATCACAAATAACGGAAGTAGCTTTGTCCCACATATAATTTTATAAAATGCATAAACAAAGTGGTATAAGAATTTATGGTGAAGCTATGACTGGAAAGAGTACAATTCCAGTTTCAAAAACCCGTATTGGTTTAAAAACAAAGAAGGAAAAAATTTATTTTTATCAAAATTTAGAAGAAATTAGACTTCTTGAAGATGAACGTAAAGTTCTTGTTGATAAAATAAAAGTTATTTATATAAAGAATGCTGAGATTTATTGGAAGGTAAAGATTGGTGATATCTTTGAACATAAACAAACAGGCCACACAGTCAGAATTGTTGATTATGATGTGAATTTGTATAAGTTTATTGGGATACCAAGAGAAAAAACAAGAAGTGGATGGTTATGTGATCCCTATTATATCGATGACATTTTTATAAAGGACTATAAAATTAACAAAAATGAAAGCAGTAAAAGCAATAAAAAAGTATCTGATAAGTCTTGATAAAGATTCTTTTGATGCGGTTGAGGCTAAGATAAAAGAAATTATATGTTCTGGTAAAAGCATCCAAACGCTTACAATAAATGTTGATATGGATAGTATAGATTCTTCTGAAACAAAATTTAGATATATTAAATCCCTACATCGTTATTATGAACTTCAAAAGTTTATTGTTTATACTAGTACTCATTCGGACACTTTCACAATAAGTATTAGTATTTATTAATATTATCTAAATATGACACCGGTATTACAACATCCAGAAAAAAAATTAACTCTCAAAGATATTGAGAAGAGAACGAAGAGACTGAGAGGTTTTGATGTTAATTCTTATATTGAAAAGAAAATAGAAGCCATAAATGATTTCTTTATATGGGCTAAACTTGATTCAGCTGTTATCGGAATATCTGGTGGTATTGATTCAGCCATAGTTTTCGCTTTATTATCTAAAGCTTCAAAAGTTGAAGGTAGCCCTTTAAAGAAAGTATTAGGTATTAACATGCCAATTTATGGTGTTGGTACATCTAATCAAATTATAGGTACCAAAAGATCTGGTTTATTAACAAAATTTTGTACTGCGAATGTTCGGTTTACAACAATTGATTTATCTTCAGTATTCAATTCTTATGTAGATCGGAGTTTAGATACTAAAAGTACCTGGGCTCAAGGACAACTGGCATCAATTGTTAGAACACCATGTTTATATTATCATGCTGCTATCTTACAAGCAGAAGGTAAAAAATCAATTGTTGTAGGAACAATTAATCGTGATGAAGGTTCTTACATAGGATTTTTTGGTAAAGCCTCAGATGCTATGGTAGATCTACAACCAATAGCTGACATTCATAAATCTGAAGTATATGCTGTTGCAGAAGTTTTAGGTATTCCGGAAGAAATTATAAATGCTACTCCAGCTGGTGATGTTTGGGATGGCAGAAATGATGAAAGTATGATTGGTGCACCATATTGGTTTTTAGAAATGTATTTGTTATTGAAAGAATTTGATTCAGATAATAGATCTTTTGAATATACTATGGAAACCCCTTATATGGATATACAAAAAATATCACAGCTTCTCAAAGATGATGAGAAAGAAATCTTTGAGAAGTATGCTAAAAATATTGAAGATTTACACGATACGAATCGTCACAAATACCAGGTAGGTAAACCTTCACATTTCATTGATATTTTAAACAGACATATTCGGGGAGGATGGTGATTATGATATTTCAAGTTTTACTACTCGTACTTTCTGGCTTATTTATTCTGCTAAATTTATTGATAGCAGCATTAAGTGGTTTCGATACTAAAAATACTGAATGTGAACAACAGTATTGGAGCATTGGTGTTTGTATTATACTTTTAGTTTTACTTTATTATTGTGGGGCTTTTGATAAAATATTCTAATGCTTACTATTAAGAAACCAGATATTTCTAAATTGCCTGGAGGTTGGGAACCACCATTCCCTTCTTTCATTTTAAATGAACCAACTAATATCAAGAAAGAAGTTTTATTTGATAATGCTTTTGTATTAGAAAATGTATTCACTGATAATGAATGTGACTTACTAATTGATTTGATGCAACAATCACCTAGTTGTGCACCGGTAAGTGTACATGGTAGAACAGATATACCTAATTATGAAGTTGGCTCAAAAAGAACCACAATGTGGGTACCTGAGCTGGCTGAACAATTCTGGAATAAGATAAAAGATTCTTTTGAAAATAAGATTTGTGATGATTTTACACCAACAGATTGGTGGCAAATTAAAGCTTATAAAAATTGGGAACCATATTCTATATCACCACTTCTAAGATTTATGAAGTATGAATCTGGTGGTCAACATTTCGCTCATTATGATGCTGGATATATTTATGAGGATAGTAAATACAGAACTCTTATGTCTTTTGTAGTATACCTTACAACTAATGATTCTGGAGCAACTAGATTCATACATGATGGGAAAGGTGATATACCAGTTTATGATCGTAAGCATGATGATTGGATTCATGAAAGTCTGAATGAAGATGTTATCTGTTCAGTATCTCCGGTAAAAGGAAATATCTTAGTATTTGAACATAGAATTTGTCATGATGTGGAGAGATACATTGGTACCGATCCCAGAATTATAATAAGAGGTGACATAACTTTTAAAGCTATTATTGATGGATGATTGGCAGATTGAAAGAACATATTGGAATGCTCAAGCAAAAATTGAAAGAGATCCATATTATAATGATATCTATAACAATTACAAAAGGCTTCATTATAGAAATACATATGAAGCTGATAAATATTGTTTAAGTAGAATATTAGAGGCCGGATTCTTTTTAGACTCAGATAAATCTAATTATGATATTACTAAGAGTCTAAATGTTCTATGTACACCAATACATCATATAAAAGAAAATCTTAAAAATTCTAAGAATCCTTGTATACTTCTTTCAACTGGAGCTATGTGTCCAGTACATAATGGTCATATAGAAACAATGATACAAGCTAAGAAAGCTGTTGAAGAAAATGATTTTACCGTTATTGGTGGATATCTATCACCTGGACACGACGAATATATTTACTCTAAGATTAAAGATAAAGCAATTCCAGCCTACCATAGAATAAAACTAATTAATGATGCTGTAAAAGATATTGATTGGTTGTTTGTGGACCCATGGGAAGCTTTATTTTGTAAAGTCGCTGTCAACTTCACGGATGTTATTCAAAGGCTCCAATTGTATTTAAAACAACATTTGGGTGTAGAGATTCCTATATTCTTTGTCTGTGGTTCTGATAATGCTCGATTCTCAAAGACTTTTACCTTCAAAGGTCATTGCGTTGTAGTAAAAAGACCAGGATATGAAAAAGCTTATGAAGAGCACAAATCGTTGTTTGATGATAATTATGATATAATTTTTTGTGATGGTAACAATGATAATTCATCAACAAAAGTACGAGAAAATCTGAATATAGAATTAAGTAAAAAAGAATTGAAACTTCGTGTAGAAGATTCAGATGATAAATATTCTCCCTTACAGACTGATATAATAAGTAAACTAAATGAGCAATTTATTTCTATAAAAGAAAACAGTGTTTCAGAACAGAAAGATAAGATATCTGGTATTTTAGAGAAGATTAACAAGACTGATTTATGTCCTGTTATAAGTTTGGATTCATTGATAACTTGTGAAAATAATTTACAGATATCTAGGTACTATGATACGTTCGGTATTAATAAAATTGGATACACCAATAGAATTGGTTCTATCCCATTACAAGAACAAATTGATTCTTTAGATAGAAATAAGTATATTTTATTCGATGATGATGTTCATACAGGTAAAACTGTATTATTTGTGACAGACCTTCTCAAACAAAATGAAATTGATATCAAATGTAGCATAACACTAAATATCTCATTTAATGACGAATCTGAAATATTAGATTGTCGTGATTTCATAATAGGTGAAGCAAATAATGGGCTCACTATTGAATTACCAAACGGTATCAAAGCCAGAGTGCCTTATATCTATCCATACGTTTGTCCTTATATAAGAGCTTCTATACTGGATCCTATGGGGTTCTCTATTGATATATGGAAGTTGAATATGGATTTCTATGAAAATAAGAATGAGTTACTAAAGGATCATTCATACTTAAAAGCATTCGAATATATCGGCTTTAAACCAGAGGATAGTTTATATAATATATGTAAGTGGCACTATGATTATCTAATAGAATTATTAAACAAATAACTTCATGAATACTTTACCAGAATATTACATTACAATTTTAAAAGCAACCGGTTTAACTGACAGAGAAATTGATGAACTTAGTAAAGTTCCTAACTGGAAAGAGGTTGTTAAAATAATTGTTAATTCTGAATATAAACCTGCCGTAAATAATACGTTTAATCTTTATGATCCTGATACAGCAGAAAAAATTACTGAAATAGGTAGAAATATGTTAAAAGATTTAGGTGAATTTAAAGAGTAATCATTGAGTGGTGCTCTGTCAGTTAAGCTATATGATCTTTATTGGTCGTACATGAAGACGGTTCCATATTTCCCAAGACCTGAGGTTTCTAACCTCTCCTTCACTCAACGATTACTGTTTATATATTAATTCTTACTATTTAAGTTTGTATAGAAAGCTAAGATATCCTTTTTAATATCCGTAGCTTTTGTTTTTTGAACATAATCATCAAAAGACTCTTTACTTGATTTATATTTTTCAATAAACAAACCTAAGCTATTATCTTTCAATTCCGGAATAATACTTATTACAATCTTTCCTGAAAATTTCTCTTTCATTTTCATTCGTTGTAATTCTTCTTTTACAAATTCTAACAGTTTGCTTTTAAGGCCTACCTCAGGGAAGAATGAATCAATATGATTAAGATATTCGTATTCCTCTTTGAATTCATAATATATGTTCAGAGTTGAAATATATTCGAGAAATTGTTGATACGTTTTCCTTTTTCTATTCCTGGTACGGTTCTGATGATTCAAATTTTCGTATTCGAAAATTTCTTTTGAGAAATATTTTCCTGCTATAATAAAATCAAATATTTGTTCAAGAGTATCAAAACCTTTAGCATATGTTTCATAGTCATAACCAAGAAATTCATATATTCTGACCGGATCCTTAGTTAATACTACTTTATTCATAATATTTCCACTTTGGCCTCTGTTCACATAAACGAGTCCTGTGTGACCGAATTTAAGACCAAACTGATTAGCAATTCGGCCAATGATATTATTGGCATCGCATTGGCTGTAGTAGAAGGCTGCTGCTTCCATATCATCAGGCTCAGTAAAGATCAAATCTATTTGAAACCCATCAAGTTCAAATGATATAACATCAGTGTTACAAACAACTTCTTTAGAGCCAAATTCTGACAACAAATAATTCCTAGTATCTTCATTGTTTGTACCATCTTTAGCAATAAGAATATCCATATCACCAAAATCTTTTTTATCTCGGTAATACAATATATTTCTAACATCAGAAAATCTTTGTCTTAATTTTTCGAATACTTTACTTTCAAGTACAAGATATTCATCTTTTGTAATTCTTCTTGACGGAACTGTTAGTGCGTTTCCTCCCATGACTAATGATAAGTTAATTCTGTTAATAATATAACTATTTGACCATGTTCATTAGTTTCCTGTTCCAGTTTTTGAGGATTAATTATCGTATATTTTTTACCATCAACTTCAAAAATTTCACCTATCTTTATTGTTTTCATTATCTTTTATAATTAATTTTTTTGCAAATATACAAAAAACATCTATAACAAAAGTCATAGATGTTTTTAATTTTTTAATAAGGAATTATATTGTTCTAAGCTTCTGCTTGCTCTGTTTCTCGTATAGTACCTGCTGGTACTTCTTCTTCTTCCGCTTTACTAAGTCCAAGACTGAATTGGTACACAATAGGAGCCATGTCACGACTTAACTGGTTAAAGTAAGAAAAGATAAGAGATATCATACCAGTCTTTTTCATTACATTACTAAAAGTTTTAGTTTTTGTAGAATATAAACCTTTAGCTTTATAAAGTGTAAGAACATGATAGAAATTAGTAAGTTGTTTTATACCTACAGAATAGTTTGCTACAAAATCTGAGGCAACAGGGAATTTAACCTTAATTTGTGAGAGAATAGTTTCATCAACTTCTTCGGCTATTAAAATTTCATCAACAGAAGGAAATTCTAATGTAGTTAATAAATCTATTACAAATTTATACTCTTCACCATTAAGTGAAAGTGTATATTTAATATTTTCAATAGCTTGTCTCGAATTATTCCATGCCTCATTCAATTCAATGTTGATTTTTTCAAGATCTTCGCCAGCATCTACTTTATCTTTATTATCAGCCATGAATTTATTGAGTGATGCAAAACTATCACCAATTATTTGTTGTTCATCAGGAGATAATAAATTACCTTCATCAAGAAGTCTTATAACTTCCTGTATTTGTTCTTGTGTTAAATTTTCTTGTTGTTTCATTATTTATTAATTATTTAAATTTTAGTCTTGAAAGAAAGGATTGCTTTTATTACCGCTAATAACAACAGCTTCTTTACTATCCTCGGTATCATCTTCAGCTTGTTTAATAGATGTTCTTTCAAGGTCTTTAGCTCTTTGAACTTTATCGAAACCATATTTATTATAGTTCGCTTTAAATCCAACACTATCAGGTTTAACTGTTGTTGTTTTACCTTTTTCTAAATCAAAGGCTGCTTTACAAAGCTCTTCATCAGCAAGTATCTCGATGGCTTTTTCTGAATCACCACTAAGTTTATCGTACAACTCCTGATTAACAAGAAGTATGAAATAGGCTTTCATCAGATAAGAATATATATCTGGTACTTTTACAAGTTTAAAAAGAGTCTTTTGCTTCTCGACACCTAAAATTTTGAATTTTATTCCCTCAGGAAAAGCAAGTTTTTCAATGATATCGTTTAAATCATTTTCGATATCAGCTTCTATATTATGAAAATTTGGCATATGTTAAAATGTTTTAGTTAGAGTTTATATAAGCTTAATTTTGAAAGTTTTCAGAAATGTTAAATTATTTGTTTTATGTACCAAATAAACCAGATAAAGAAACCAATAAAAGAAACCAGTCCTATAGTTAGCAACCAGTTAGCTACTTTAACTGTATCAAAAAAAGCAAAACTAATTACTATTTTATAATTCATTTGATCTATTTCTGTCATTTCAGTCAAACCATACCACTCTTCACCCATACCAACTGTTTTTAAATAACCACTAACAGCTTTTATATAACTTGTTATTTGTGTAACGACTTCCTGCTGAAATACCATATGGTACTTATTATCTTTCATAGAAAGTAGCGACATTGTTTCTGGTGGAATGATGATTACTGTATATAAACGATATACATCATCAAATCGAATATTAAATCTTTCCCATAGAATTATACTATTCCTTTTTAGAATGTTTCTATAGATTAGAAATATGCGTATTTTGTTAAAAAATACTTGAATACTTTTAAAAAAGCCGTATTTAGTGTTTGTTTTCTTTTTATCAACAGAAAACCCCAAGGATTCTAATTCATTCATGTTATTGATGTTTGATATTAATACTTTTATAGTAAAACCAATATAAGTTTTAGAAAATATTAATTATTTCATTATAAAATTATCCACATTACCAAAATTTTAATTATTTTATTTTTGTGTTACCGAAAAAAGTTTTACATTTGACTATCATACAACGATTAATAAAAATATGAACAATCTAACATTACGCATTATAAAAGGATTTAATAACAGAAGAGATATCGAAGTTGTTGATATCTGGTGTTATACTATAACGGTTCTGGTAAAAACAGTTGGTTTCTTTGATTTATTATCCAGTGTTTCTCCTTGGGCATTTATCAAAATGTCAGATAATTTCTTAAAAGAATCATTATCCGGAAATGATATTTTTGTCGTAATGGATTGTGAAAAATCTATTGTTCCTTTATATCTTATAATTAGTAATGAGTCCTGTTACCGAGTATTTAATATCGATAGTGAAGAAATTGATGATGATACTTTTTATAAAAATGTTGGTTATTTCCCAGAGAACTTATCACCAAATAAATCTGAGAGAGAAGTTAACTTTGCTATGGTAAATGCTGAGCGACTTGATCATCTTGAGAAACTAATGAAAGATTAGTTCAATTTTATTGGTTTATTCCTAGAAGCCATCATTGAAGAAGAAAGTTCTGATATACTAGAATTTAATATACCCATTATTGAGACCAATTGTTGTAATACGATATTTGTAGCATCATCAGCGGATTCAGTGGTACCAGCTTCTTTACTTTGTGCACTACCCATTTCCATTATAGGTTTTTCTGGTTTATTATCTTTTTCTGGGTCAGTTGTTTTTATTTGGATAAAAGAATTTAATAGATCATTTTGTTTCTGTACAAGCTCAACCAGTTTTGTCATTTGTGAGTTTGTACTATTAGAAGTCTCTAAAGGATTATCAGTGGTATTCTCAGAATGCATTATTTGTTGAGAACTATGTGGTTCTACAACAAAATCCGACGTAGCTGCTTCTTGATTATGTTCAAGTGTTAATACATCAGGAGTTTTTTTTAAATTAGATTCAGTATTAGTTTCTTTTGCAATATTAATTTCAGAAGTCTCTGTATCAAAATCAGATGTGTCAGTCATAGCATTTTGACCAGGAATATAATTCATATCATCTGACACATTTGTTACTGGTATAGTATTTATTTGTGATATTGGATTATTAGCTTTTTCAAGACTTTCAAAATCATTAGATGACTTATTTGAAGCCATAACGGTTTTGATATTATTAATATTTTCTTCGAATTCTTCTAGGTCCTTAAATGCTGCCGGGTCTAATTTAAAATCTTTGAGAGAACTCGTAATATTTGGTAATATTTTTTCAAGTTCTTGTATTTTTGACAAATCAATATTTTTAGAGGATAAGCTATCTAAAACACTTGTTATATTATCTTTTAATACTGGCTCATTTATAATATCTCTTAATTGCTGTAAAGGCTCAATCAATTCATCTTGCCAATTTACACCAGACACACCTTTTAATTCTGATAGAATATCGGTACCTTGATTGTTTATATTAGTACTAGAAATACTTTCTTGTAGTTCAGCTATAGTTTTCATCTCCTGATCTATACCTTGAGACGATTTATTGATGTTTTCTATTTTATTGGTTTCTTCTGGACTAATATTAGTTGTATTTTCAGGATTGTTAAAAGATTTTATTTCTTTAAGTGTATCATTTATTTCGGTCAAATGATCCACAAGCATAGCATTATCTACTTTAGTAGTTTCTATTAATTGATCAGAAATTCTATCATTGGTGATATCCTCAATAGGTTCTATAGGCTCCTGAAGATTATCAACCTTAGAAGATCCCATATTTTGAAAATAACTATTTACACTTTCGAGAGTAGTGTTTATACTTTTTACAGTTTCATAAAAATCAGCTTTGTCAGAAGAGACAAAATCATCTTCTGATTCATCTTGTTTATTAACTGTATCACGTATTTCACCTACAATACTTTCTATATTATCAAGACTTTCATCGATTGCTAAAAATTCATTTTCATCAGCCATATCTTATATAGGATATTATTTATTCGTTAGGGTTAGCTGTTGCTTTATCTTTCAAAGATTTTATAGTTTCATCGAGACTTGTAATAGTTTCTGTGAATTTCTTGCTAGCATCTTGAGTTTTAATCTGATAAAGTCTATGTTGACTTTCAAGATCCAATAAAGATAAAGCAGCTACTGTAGCAGTTCCTTTCTTATCTTTGTATTGATTAAAAACTGATTCTTTAGTAGAATCAAGTTGTTCTGGTGTTGTAATAGTTTTAATAGAATCTATCCTAGAAATTATTGCCTGAGCATCGGTTCTATCCATTTCGAGATCTTTCAGATTTTGTGTCATATCAAGATCCTCATTTATTGTTTGTTGTTTTTTCCAGTCTGAAAATTTTAAAATACTCATAAGTTTAATTGTCTTTTTTAGTTCTTTTTTGTCTGAAGAAATAGGTTTCAATATCATCTTTATCTTTAGGATAATATTTTATATGTAAACTATTTTTATCAATTTTAAATTTGTCTTTCATCTCAGATGCTAATAGTTTAAAAATTGGTGATCCTATATACAGTCTATTTTCTTTTCTATCAGTATCAGGATTTTCAACTCTGATATATCGCATTTTTAACATATTGAATTCATTAGGTACAACTTTAACAAGAAGTATTTTCTGACCATCTATATCTAAATTAGCTTTGGTATTAGTAACTAAGAAAATGGGTGATGAAGAAAGTAAATTGTTGGAGCTATCAAGAAAGAATTGTTCAACTTTATATTTAAAATTATTAAATTTTACCTTTGCTATAGGAATAGCCCATAACCCAGCATGATTATCAATTTGTTCTATATTATTTGGTATAAAGAATATAATGCAGTGTGGCGTTGGATGATCATTATTACCAAGAATAGGTACCATATAAAAATTTCCTGCTGTTATATGTGAAATACCAGATTCTAAACTACTAGCATCAATAAAAGGTAATTTTTCAAGGACCCTTTGAGCAACATCATTATCAGTATTATCTTTATAATCATGTAATTTTGTAGTCGTCATTTTTATACCAATTTCAAAAAACTTACTTAGTTTATCTATAAGATAATAATCTTTCCATTTTTCAAATAATTCGTCTTTATATTCAACCCAACTTTTTTCCAAAATCTTATTATACTCTACACGGGCTTTAGCTGTAGGATTAGTAAATTTACTTTTAGCAATATCTACTAAATATTCATTTATTTGTTTTTTATAATTTTCAATTAAATAGTTTGTTAAAGTTTCCTTTTTACCATTACTCCATGGTGTAGGTTTATTTTTTGTTATTTCTGTAGTGTTGTTTACTTTAAATTTACTTTTTAAATCCTTAATATCATTTGATAATTCATCGAATAATTCATATTGATCTACTGGTTTTGGTAAATGTCCCACATAATCCCTGTATAGTATTATATCTTTAATAAGTGCTTCTATATTTCTCATCGAGACTTTCTCATCGAATCTAAATTTGGTGAACATATTTAGTAGTTCAGGGAATTTCTTAAGCCATTCTTGTATTTGTAAAAAATCTGGATTTTTAGGATCTGAATTTTGTGTTTTATTTTGTCCTGGTGAAAATTGTACAGTAAAATCAGGATCGGGTAAAGGTTTATTATTTTCTATACCATATTCTATATCAGATTGATCTCTAACCAAATCAAGATACGAATCTTTTAATACAGCTAGGTCAGCGGTCTTTTTTTCTATATCTTGTTTACTTATAACAAATGGTTTAGAGTCTATACTAGAGGTGTAAGGTTTTGTTATTAGCCTTAATTTATTAAAATCTTTTAAATGTTCAGCTAAAATATCATTTATAGCAGGAGAGAAATATTGTTTGTCTATTTTTTTTATAAGATCAACTAATTCTTTTGCTTGTTCTTTATCAATAATTTTCTTATTTAAAGAATCGATAAAAGTTTCTAATTTTTCAATATACAAATTTAAATATTCCATAGCCTGATCATAACGGTCTACAGATACAGCCTCATTAACATTATTGGAAGTAAACTCATTAAAAGATTTTTCAAGAATATTATTAATACCACTAACACATAATTTAAGATTGACTTTTCTATATTCAAAAAGACTTCTTCCAAAAACGGCTGATACAAATATAGTACTAAGATCAATCATAGCACCTTCATTCATAAAACTATCAAATTTCTTAAAAAACTTTGTCATATTCTATATATCTTTTACTTATTAAGGATAGTTAAATTTTGATAAGGATATTTTCTATCACCAACAAATACATGAGTAAATTCAAACTGAACCTTTCTTTTATTTGTATAGGAATCAAATATTTTGATTCCTTTATATCTTAGTTCGAATGGTTTTTTAGAAAGTTGTCTGAATTTCTCTGCTTTACTATCAATAGGAAATATAGGTTCTGTATACCCAACTTCACCCATTACTATACTTTCTTTCACATTCATTTCTATTTTAGAAAGCATACTTTTTAATTCTTCTTCGGTAAGAACTATTTCTGCATCATCTGGAAGATTTGCTTTATTAATTAAATCTAAAGGGTTTAAATCTTTTTCTACAGGTTCTTCTATAGGTGTAATTGAAGGAACAACTTCTTCCACATTAGTGATTTGTATTACTTCAGGAACCTCTATTTTCGATTCTTCAATTATTTCTGGAATAATTTCTGGTATAACTGGTTCTATTATATTCTCTTCAACTACAATTTTAACTGGTATAACTTTTTCGATCACAGGAGCCTTTACTTCAACAGGAGTTTCAATAACTGGAAGTATTTCTTTAACTGCTATAGGTATTTCAGTAACAGTAGCTTCTACAATTTTAATAGGCTCTATGGGTTTAATTTCCTCTTTAATAATTTTAACTGGTTCAGTTTCTTCTTTCATATCTTCCATTTGAAATGGTTCTTTACTTTTGAAAATAATATCTTTTTTGGTTTCAACAATCCTTACCATTGCTGTTCCCATGACCTTCTCTTGAACATTGGTTGTACTCACTTTTTCTTTTTTCTGGGTAGTTTTTTTCTTTTTACTATTTGAGCTGCTACCATACCAAGCCATTGTTTAAGTTCTGTTTTCTTTATATATCTAAGTATTACAACTAAAGCTCATTTTTAATATATAATAATACATGAGTAAATCTTTTATTATTTCGGATATACATTTGGGAGTTCATGCTTTACACGCTGAAAAGTGGGTAAAAAGTGCAAGAGACTACTTTTTTGAATGGTTTATACCAATGCTTAAAGATAAAGCCAGACCAGGTGATCATTTATACTTTCTTGGTGATATATTTCATGATAGAACATCCATTTATATTCCGGCATTATTACTGGCCCAGGAAATATTTGAAGCTACAACAAAGATATTACCTACACATGTAATGATAGGTAATCACGATATGTATTCTATCATAGACCCAACACAAAATAGTTTAAGATGGCTCAAACATATTGATAATCTATTCTTTTATGAAAGACCTAAAATAATCACACAGGATAATAAAAAAATATACATTCTACCTTGGATCGAAAACCGTGATGAACAAATGAGTCTTTTGCTTGCTAATAAACAATGTGACTATGTTTTTTGTCACAGCGAACTTCAAGGAGCTTTTGACAATGAAAGGAAAGCTATTGACACACTTGTAAGACTTAATGCTTTTAAACATTTTAATCATGTGTTTTCAGGACACATTCATATACGTCAAACTTATGGTAATTTTACTTATGTGGGAGCACCATATCATATGGACAGGGCCGATAAAAATGATACTAAAGCTGTTTTTATCCTAGATATGAAAACTGGTGAAATTGATACTTATGAAAATACTTATTCTCCAGAATATAAAACCTTGGAAATTGCTACAGAAGAAGACTTGGTTAAATTATCATCAAGTAATGTATCTCATGATATGGTGGACCTAGTATTAAATAGTAATTTATTATTGGATAGTAAGAAGGCCAGGAAGTCTTTACTTGGTTTAATGGAGAATCATGTTTTTGAACGTGTAGAGATGTTTGATACAAACAAGGTAAAAGAACCTCAATTAGAACTAAAACTGGATCCTGATACTTTTAACTGGGAAATTGAAACTATTACAGTAGATTTCATAAAACTTCAAGAAAACATGGAATCTGAGATAAAAGATGAAATGATCAATATCTTTGATAAAGAAGTCTTTACAAATTATAAAAAGCTGACTAAGGGTATTTTATAGTAAAATTTAAAGGAAAATATCAAAATATTTTTTATATTCGAAAACATTTATTAGTTTTAGCCGTTAAATACATTATGGTTACTAATATGAACGAAGAAAAAATTATTGAAGGTAATAAAATAATTGCTAAACATGAAGGCTGGTTACTTGGTAAATATGAACATCTACCTAATAGATACCATAAAATGATTGATGGTGAAGAATATGGTTATAATCTTTATCAATTTTCCTATCATTCTGACTGGAATGAATTAATGCCGGTAGTTTTAAAATTAGAAAAGGCTTTCTGTAAAGATTTTGAATTGATAATTTACTCATCTTCATGTCATATAAAAAGTCTTGATGATAAAAACCCTTCATTTATGGGTACAGGACCATGCATTGAAGCAATCTTTGAATGTATTACAGATTTTATTAAATGGCAACAAAATGAGCGAAAATAATATTATTGAAATAGAAGACCTTGAACAGGAATGTTTTGGTCATGTTTGTCCTTATTGTGGACATGTTGAATTACAAATCAACAATCATTTTGTACATATTGAAATCTTTCATCCTGAAAAACCTTTATTGTAATGACTGAAAAAATTATAAATATTACTATTCTTAAAGAAAAAGAGTACGAACTTCGTAAAGCTTTCAAAGCTGTAGTTCGTGCTGCTGTAAAGTTCGGATTATCCGAGCCTACAATGGAATTGTCTGATATTTATAATAAGGAAATATCTGTTCCAGGAGAAACTGAACTGATATCAGAATTTTTTCAAGTTATCGATGTGACTATCAATGTTGCTTCATTATTTAAATTGAATGGTGATTATGCTTTATTTGCCATAGTAAACCACGAAAGTCTTAGTCATTTTACTATAGACGTTGAGGATGAATTACCAGTTAAATATCAAGATGTTACTAACATGCACTGTGAGCATTGTAACAGAAAAATAGCTCGAAACAAATCATTCATTCTTAAAGATTCTAAGAATGCTTTTATAAAAGTTGGTAAAAGCTGTATGAAACATTTCATCGGCCTTAATCCAGAATCATTTGTATCAGCGTTTGATATCATAAATGAATTCAAAACGGAAATAACTGGTCTCACACCTTTCAACTTTAAAAATGTCCAAAGTCAATGGAATACTGCTCATTCACTGGATCTTGTAATTACATTAGCGAACAAATTAATTATTGAAGAAGGATACATAAAAAAATTGTATGATTCTGAAACTGATAGACATGGTAGAAGAGTTGGTGAATGCTGGAGAACAAACTATGGAAAGGCCACTAATGATAAATTAGAGAAAATACTTTTCGATAAGGATATTGTTTTGAATACAAGTATCAATGAATCTATTTGTGGTAAAATAAGACACTACTTTGAAAATCTACCTTTAACAGAACATGTAGTTTTAAAAGGTACTAAAACTAACCCACCTCTTGATGAGGTATTTGAACTTGAGCACAATAAAGTATTGAATGATTTAACCGGAAGAAACAAAATCAGACTATATGAAGCTATGATAATTGCACCGGCTATAAATTCTTACTATAGAGGTCTTGAGAGACAAGAGCAATTGCTTAAAGATAAAGAATCTGTATGGATTGGTAAAGTAGGAGAGAAGGCCGTTTTAAGACTCATATTAGAAGATGTTAAAAGTGGTGAGGGTGAATATGGTACCTGGTATTTATGGACATTCAAAGATGAAAATGGTAACATTTTTAAGAAATTTGGTAAACTAAATAAAAGCTTCATTGTTGCTGACTCTTTAGGTGGTAAGGAATTAGAAGAGTTCACTGAAGGTGATATATTTGAATTTACAGCAGAGATTAAAGAGCATTCTGTTTATAAAGAAGTAAAAACTACTACACTTGGCAGATTAAGTAAAGCCAAGGTAGTAGCTTAATTTATTGTTGTTTTAATTCTTCTAATGCTACATAATACTTTCGTCTTTGCTCAGCTTTATGTAGTCTCTTTGAAATTCTTTCTTTATAAAAGATTGAAGCATACATAGACCACATACCGGTTAGTTCATCATAATTAACAAATTCATTTATAAAAGATGTTATAGAATCATATTTACTAACATGTTGGTTTTTATGATCAATAACGAATAAAGTATATCCATTTTCATCCTTTTTAAACTTTGTTTCGTATATTTTACGAATTTGTTTTAGATAGTGAGTATTCATAATTATTTCTTTATGTTTGGTACTGGTTTATTTAATACTATGATGATTAATCCTTTAGAAATCATAAAAGAATGTGTTTCGATTGCTATAGATACATTTTCTGCTGTCATTGAAGCAACAGTATAACCTCTATCTAATAGAGGATTTATTATATTACTCACTTCATCTGCATGACAAACTATTACTACTTGTTTACCATCAGAAGAGTAACAATTGATAGTTTGTGATAAGATGAAGAATATTATAATTAGTATTTTTTTCATTTTACAAATATTTTAATTTGTTGGACAAAATTCTCAGTAAATACTTTTACTGTATATTCATCATTGGGTAAATGATAATAGATTTGATTATAGCCTTCAGTAATCGAATATGATAAAAACTGGGTATTACTTTTATTGTAAATGTAACAAGTACCTTCTTCTTTACTGGTAATATAAACTATATGAGCCCCGGTAACATCTGGACATATTTGAATAGGCTGATCGTTTTTTAAATAAAGTATATCTGAATAAATATAACAATCTTTATTAATCATGATTTTTAGCCGAAAATAAGTATAATCCGAAAATAAAGAAACATTGATAGTTCTATGCTCAGTTTTATACTTATACATATCAGTGAAATTTAACTTATCATTAGAGCATTGAATCAAATATGTTAATTCTTTTTCGTCACTCTTAATTTGCCAGGTGAAATTTACATCACCTTTTCTTTCAGCTTCGAAGTAAACAATACATGTTTGAGACTTACCAGTTAATGAAAGCAAAAATAGAATAAAGGTTAAAAGTATTTTCATATAGAAATTATTTAGATTCTATTTTAGCATCAGAAAATAAAGGATCTTTTATTACTGGTTCCATTTTAGAACCATATGGTGATACGTAATCTTTCACATTTAAACCAGTATCTTCATTTTTATCTGGAGTTACTGTTGTGGTTGATGTTTGTTTTTTATTTTTGAAATCAATATTTTCTAATTTTTCTTTTTCAAAATCAATAACCTTTTTCATGTAAGAGTTACCTTGTTTAAAAAACATTTCAGGATCTAAGGCAACCAAATCAATTTCCGGCATAGTAACATTTTCGTCTGGTATAACTGGTGTACTATTCATTCTTAAATATGCTTGAGCTGTAGCAACAACATCTTTGCAACAATACAAAGTAATTCGTGCTAAACCATTTTCTTCATTATAGTATGTACTATCAACCATTGAACCGTCAATATCATCTTTACTTGATGGTATACCAAGAACAGTTGTAATAGTACTCAAAGGCATAGATCCTTTAAGATTACCAAAATTCCAAATCTCCGCTGTATCTAGGTGTTTAATCTCCCAAGGTTTCTTACCTCTTATATCCATGTGTTGTGGAATCAATAAACCATTAATAAGAAATCTTTTACATAGAAAAGGCATATCAAAGAATTTAATATTATGACCTACCATAACTAAATTATAACCAATCTTGTTTACTACTTCATTAAATTTAGTAAGTATCTCCACTTCATCATGACCACTAATTTCACTAACGGTTAGTTGAAGATTTCTGTCGGCTGTCTCAGTGAAAACGCCATAAGATATGGAAATAACTTTTGAAAATTCAGCAAATAAAGCAGCTTTAGTCGTATACAATTGTTCAAACGTAGCAGGACCACCATTATCTGTAACTGATGGTTTATCACAAGTTTTTTTCCAAGCTTTTTGCATACCTTCGCTTAATCCAGAAAAAGTTTTTGTTAGTTTAACAGTCTCAATGTCAAATACTAAAAGATTTTTTAAATCTTGATATGTTTTCATAGTTTTGTTTTTTAATTATAATATCTATATTTGTGATATAACAAAATTACAAAAAGTTTTTTGAATTATGAAGCATATAAAGATATTATTACTAATTATAGGTATTGTGGTTGTTGGATGTGCTTCAAAAAAAGGACAAATAAGAGTTCGGAATTTTAATGGTAGAAATTTGGTTGTTACTAAAATATTAGTCAAACCTACAAGTTATATTTACACTTCTGAATACACTATTATATTTCTTAAAGATATCGATACAAAAGAAATTATAACACATAGAACTACAAAACATACTAAGTTTAATGTGCAAGTTGGTGATACTATTAGAAATGGAACATATACAAAAAACTTTTTTATGAATAATGATACAGATACTCTGTACTACTATTATGAAGTATCACAGGAAACAATAAAACAAATAACTAAATCCAATTAATTCTATGCTACATGTTAGAAATAACAAAAATCAAATCTATTTAGAAAACATTGAAACACCAGCCTGCTTTTTTGATAAGGATACCTTCACGCTTATGAAAATTGGTGAAAAAGTAGATGTTGAGAAATACTTCAATAAGTATAGAGCAGCCTATCTAAAAAATAATGCTCCCGAAATGGCTGAAGCTTTAGTTCTGGTTGAATTACCAAAAGACCAGGACATACTTGATAAAGTATTCAATGTTTCCAGATATTGTAAAAATTTAATTTCACAAAACTAAAATTAAGATACAAATGGAAGACTTAGATGCAGCAGCAAGACAGAATGGTTTTGAAAATCATTCGGAATTATTTGATTTAGTTCTTAGGGTAAATCTTTTTACAGCAGAAGATCGGGCAGCTTATGAAAATTGGCAACTTAATGATGGAACAAAAGATGGTATATTAAAACTACTTGACGTTAGAGAATATTCAAACGACGAAGAATAGTTAAAGATTCTGAAAGCTGAGTAAACAAAAATATTTTTAATAAAAAAGAGAAGCCTAAAAACTTCTCTTTTTTATTACCTTTTTATCAAAACTTTATATTCATAACTCATATAATATTTATGAATAAGAATATAAAACCTTCAGGATATTGGACTAAAGAAAAATGTCATGAAGAAGCTCTAAAGTATAATACAAAAGTAGAATTTATAAAAAATTGTGGTAGTGCTCGTTGTTCTGCTATAAAAAATGGGTGGTATGATGAAATTTGTTCTCATATGATAAAAATTGTAAAACCTGTAGGATATTGGACTAAAGAAAAATGTGCTGAAGAAGCCTCAAAATATACAAAGAAAATAGATTTTCAAAGAAAATGTGGTAGTGCTTATAATTCAGCACTAAGTCATGGTTGGATTGATAAAATATGTTCGCATATGGAAAACAGGAAGAAGCCTGATCATTATTGGACTAAAGAATTATGTTTAATCGAATCTTTGAAATATGATATTAGGAATGTATTCGGAAAAAATTCTAAAGCAGCTTATGTTGCAGCATGTAAAAGTGGTTGGTTAGAAGAAATATGTTCACATATGATACCACAAGGAAATAAAACCAGAAGATATGTTTATATTGTTGAGTTTACTGATAACCATGCTTATGTAGGTATATCAAGTAGTATTGATAGAAGAATAAAAGAACATTTTACTAAAGATAAGGATAATAGTCAAGTATTTAAACACTACGAAAACCATTGTAAAGAATATAATGTTAAAAATATTGGTTTATATCCTGCTGATGAAGTTGGTAAATTCGAGAACTTTTATATATCTGAGTATAGAAGTAATGGCTGGAAGGTATTAAATAAAGCGAAAGGTGGTGCGTTAGGTAGCAATAACATAAAATGGACAAAAGAAAAATGTGCTCAAGAAGCTTTAAAATATAAAACTAGAGGTGAATTTCAAAATAATTCTTTAGCTTATAATCCAGCATCAAAAAATAAATGGTTAGATGAAATTTGTTCTCATATGATTGAAATTAAAAAACCTAACGGTTATTGGACTTATGAGAGATGTAAAAAAGAAGCTCTCAAATATATTAATAAAGATGATCTCAAAATTAATAGTCCTTCAGCCTATTCTAAAGCTTTAAAAAATAAATGGTATGATATAACTCAACATATGGAACAAATTAGACTTCGTCATTACTGGACAGAAGAACGTTGTATAAATGCTGCTAAATCCTGTGAAAATAAGACTGAATTTCATAAAAAATATCTTACTGCTTATGTTAAACTTAAAAATCTAAAAATTTTTGATACTGTTTGTTTACATATGAAAGATGCTAGATCTAATGAAAGCAGAAGAAAATGGAACTTTGACACATGTGCTAAAGAAGCTTTAAAATATAAAACTAGAGGTGAATTTCAAAAAAATTCTGGTAGTGCTTATACTATAGCGTGCAAAAATAATTGGTTAGATGAAATATGTGAATATATGACTAGTCCTCAAAAACCTTCTGGATATTATACAATAGAAATTTGTCGAGAAGAAGCTTCAAAATATACTAAGAAAAAAGAGTTTTGTGAGAAATGTAGAAGAACTTATGATGCTGCATATAGGAACGGTTGGTTAAACGAAATTTGTTCTCACATGAAATAATTCAATATTTATAAACTATTAGAAATATCATAAGTTTTACGGAATTTGAATGTAGCACCGTAGTTATTGTCTGAAAATATTTCTATCAGTATGAAAGGATCCGTATAGCGGTCAACAGTAAAATTGTACCCTGTAAGATCTGTTCTATATTCATTTTTTGTTTGTACTGGAGCCAGTCTATATCCAGTGGTCTTAATGTCTGGATCCGCAGCAAAAGTACTAATTTTCAAATGATAATAGTCAGGCATAGTAGTTGTATCTTCCGTACCAAATACTATATGAACATTATATGTCTCACCAACATTTACAATAGGTTGAAGATAAACTTCTACTCTGGACACAACTACAGGTGATAAAGTTTGTCTTGTTTTAACCTTCATAATTTTTCTAACATCATGTACTAAATAAGTGGTTTGGTTATCTTCACCAACACCAGTTATATCTTTAATTCTTTTACCTGGTGGTATTGTTTGATCTTGTAACCAAGATTTTAAACCGAGTAGTTTAATAGTAACTTCATCTAAAGTATAATTTAGTACATTATTACCATTGGTGTCCGTTAATCTATAGGTTAAATTGAATAAACCAGTCTTTTGGAATCTTGGATTAGGTAATGTTTTTGTTATGTAATCATTAGCATTCCACCCAGGAGTACTGTTATCAAATATATTAGGAATTTCAACTTTTACTAATTTACCAAAATTGTTAGAGGTTTTATCGATATTCAAATAATACTCATTGAAACTTACATCATTATAACCAAAATAATTGATAGCATGAATAACGGCTTTATAAGAACCGATATAATTGTAAATATCATTTCTTATTAAAAGCATTTCTTTTCTTTTTTCATTCAAGAATATCCAGTCAATTCCGGCTTCTTGAATATCATAATCTTTGAATATAAAAACATCTCTATGAAGAATTTTACCACCAAGAATATTGAACATGGCCAGAAAACGGTCATCTTCTATTTCTGTTTGACCATTTATATTAATTTGAGCAATCTGTTGAGGAACTACAGCTATTGTAACACTTAAACCGGCAGGAATTTGATTAAAAGGTGGAAGAGGATTTTTAATTATTGAATAACTAACCTCATCTACTAGTGTAGTAGTATTTTTAAATGTGATTTTGTTTATACCAACAATGGCAATCTCACCAATAAAACCATTATTTTTAAATGACATTGCATTATAAGCAGAATTACTATCAACACCATTAATTTGAACAAGATGTCCAATTAAAAATCCAGCATCTAAAAAACTATAAGGTTTATAAGTATTATTGTTAGCATTTGTTAACACACCTCTGTTACTTGACAGTGTAAGTTCATTGGTAGTACTATCGAAAGTCATAATATTAACCCAAGGCAAGAATGTACGAGTCGGATCCTGTGGTTCAGTATTAATTGTTATATTGATATCTTCAACTCTTTCAATAATTAAAGTCCTTGTATTTACACCTTCAAGATCTCCTCTATAACCTATAAATATTTGTAAAGGTGTTGGTTGAGGATTAATATCAGTTTCTGAATCTAGGAATTCTATATTATAGGTAAGATCTTCAAATACTGTTTGTTGATATCTTGGATCAGCTACTTTTGTAAGATCTTTATTAGGATTACTGTTAAGATATAAATTATACGAATCAGAAAATAAAGGTGTTGGTCCTACATAAGTATAAGCACCATGATCTGTAACGTTTAATTGATTTCCTGTAAATTCATAGAAGAACATTGATGTATCCGTATCATCAAGCCAACGAGCTTGAATCTTCTTTGGTGTATCACCCATATATCCTTCTCTTGGATATCTTAGAAATTGTCTACTTTTAATAATTAAATTCTCTACCAAACCAGATGTTCCCGAAGTGCCATAAACAAGTGATGTACCAGGTTCAGATAATAATTCCCAATCAAATCCAGGTACCCTTTGTGGAAGAGTTGTACCTAAATCATCTGAGCTTGGCCAGAAAGGTCCCTGATAAGATAATCCAACACGGTCTGAAGCAAGATAAATTATATTATATTCTTGATTATTTAATGGAAATTTAGCACCAGTAACAGCGATTATCATTGCTGTAGCAAGACCAGCTGCTTCAAGGTCAATATTAGTGTCTGTTGTTGCTAATTCATTACCAGCAAGTATTATACCTACATTCCCAGGTGCATAATCATTAATAATATAAGTTTCTTTTCCAGGAATAGAATTTTTACCTGTCCATACTGTAATATTAATCCTTGTAGTATCAGCAAGAGTATAAAATAAAAGACTAGTCGATCTGTCATAAGGGAAATTTTCTAAATAATAGTGATCCACTATAATACCAATTTGAAATAATTGTCCTGCATATGTAGTAACAAATAATTCTAAAGTATCAGGAATAGATTGTGTTGAAGGAATATTATTTAATGTATAATTTACAGAGTTTATAGATACTGTCATTGTTGCACCAATATCAATAAATTCTATTTCCTTATTTTTAATTCTATAATCGAGAGCACCGGTAACACTAAACGTTACAGGTACATTTGGGTATTTAGATTCAATAACGAGTGTATCATAAGGTCTTTCACCGTATGCTCCTCCACCAGAAGAAGAGTATAAAGGATCCAAGAAAGAAGAACGTTCAAGGTATATTATCACACCAAGACTTTCAAGTTCTCTATAATATTTTAGACCAACAGAACTATCATTTGATGAGGTCTCTTGTCCTATTGTAAATTCCTGATTACCAAAATTCATTAATATTCGTTGAATATCAATTAGATCATTCAATAAAAAAGATTCAGAAGAATTACCCATTGTTGAGTCAATTGTATCATAACCTACTAAAGAGTTATCAAAAATGTCATCATAAGCAACAGAATAATTAATTCCATTAATTTTTATAATCAAACCGAATGTTTTATCAATAGAAAATATCTCTATTTTTCTTTGATAGTTTGCTGAAATACTTTTAAGTGCAGCATAAAGACCTATAAAATGGTTTTTCTCTGCTATAACTGGAGTAGCAACCTGAAACATCTCAACACTTTGAAATCTTACTTCTTGTGTTAATTGTGTATAAGTGGCCATACCAGCAGTCCCTGAGGTAAGTCCTGTAGGATAAGACTCTGTTATTTCACCCGGAAGTGCTGGGGTGAAATATGCTTGCGTTAAAGCAAAGAACCCAATAATAGAATAATCTTCAGTAGTACTAGTAGAATTAAGTAATTGTATTCTTGTTATACACAAGTCACTACCATTTATAAATAATTCCAAACCATAATTTGCAAACACACTTTGATAAGCATTAACAAATTGATATGCTTGTATATCTCGACCCAAATTAATATCGGATAGATTACCAGTTTGATAAAACGATAATACTGTATCAACTAAATACGCCGAACCTAAAGTGCTTTGTTGATATTCTATAGATCCAGTAGTTTCAACCCATACCACCTTTTTTGTATCACCCATAGTATACCATGCAGCGACAGAATTTACATCATCCCAGATAAATATATGAACAGTATTTGTAGATGTTCTATAATAAACAAATCCATTATAATCACTTGTGTTAAGACTTATAACAGCATTTCCGGCAAGACCATATTGTGGAAGTAATGTTGAATGTATGACATTATGTTTAATCGTAAAACCATACTGCCAACCCATAGTTAAAGTAGTTATAGAATATCCTGGGAATTCAAGTATTCTTACATTATCTCTATCAACAAAAGCACCAACACCTTTTATATTTGTATTAATATAGTTTTTAATAAATACATATAAACTATCCATATCACCATTATCAAAGTTAAAATCTATAGTTTTAAAATGTATATTATAAGTGGATATATTGTTTATCACTATTTGAAGTGTCAACATCTCAATATATGAATTCCTTGTTGCTAAATCATATACTAGAGGTTGAGTATCAATAAAATTAGAAAATCTTACAAGAGAGGCCAGAGCACTGTAACTATCAGTATTATACATTCTAATACTCCATCCTGTAGTATCTGTATTATTTGGTGTTACAATATTTAATATTTGATCAACTTTAATACAATCATAAGTTCCAACAAAATTAGGATTATTAGTTCCATTGTCTTCAAAATTAAAACTAACACCAGTCTGCAATAATCCAGGAGTAAAATCTTTTGTTGGTATAGCTTCATATATGATAAGATTTTTACTAAGTAAAAAAGGTAGTGTACTGGCTGGTATAAAATCTACTGGGTTCGTTGATAATAAAATTCTAGTTGTTCTAAACGTTATATCTATTCTAAAACCCATTCTTGGATTAGGCATAAGATCCAACAAATTAATACAATCAACTTTATAATATTTAGTTAAAAGTTTATTTGTAAGATCAGAATTTAGAAATTTCACATTATAAACACCATCATTAAATTGACTATTTACTATAGTCAAACTTTTTTGATCATATAAAAGATATTCGAAACCATTTTCATTCCATTCTGGGTTCAATTCGTCATCTACAGTAGGTGTAGTAAGATATAAATCAGTACTAAAGACTTTAATAATATTTAAACCTACTATTGTCCCAGGTTGTATGTTGACTAATGCTCCCTGAGCAGTTTTATATATTTGTGTAGTTGTAGAATAGGTATAGAAATTAGTAGCTGAAGCATAATTACTATTGTATACATTATTATTGGTAGTCGTAAGAATTAGAATAGCATCTTGTTTAGTACCTAACACAGTAAATGTTTGTATACCGAATCCAGGAAAAGAATTAAAATCTGGTATGGCTGTACCGGATAAAGGTGTATTAATGGTCGTACTGTTAGTAATGTTATAATAATTAACATTTTCAAAATAAACCTCGGAACCAATAGGAAATATAATATGAAAATTGTTTCCATATACCCATTTTGTATAAAAATCTGATGAATTATTAACAGCTTCAATTTTATCAATATTATAAACAGTTTTAGCTATTGTATTTGTAGGCTGAAAATCTATACCAAATTGATTAAAGACTTGAAATTTATCCAGTATTAAACTTGATTGATCTATTGTTACTGGTGGTACAGATTCAAAAATATACAAAGCTTGTGTTTTAAATGTATCATCACCGTTAACATGAAATATCATATCTCCTTCCCATTGGGAACGATCATCCTGATAAACATTATAATTGAAATTTAAACAATCACCTTCTTTATTAAAGAACAAAAGTTTAGGTGTTACATCGGATTCATATTTTTGACCTTGTGTTGCATTACCTCTGGATACAACACAAACAAATTGAAGTATTTGTGTACCATTACCATGATTCATAACAAGTTTTATAGAAGCTCTTGTCATATTAACAGTAAAAGCAATAGAATACATATGTGGTTCTGAATCAGTATCTAAACTAGCCGATTTCTCTAAAACACCATTATTATACCAATTATAGGTCACATCATCACCAGGACCTTCTAAAGTTTGGAAATTTCCAGTTTGATTCACCTGCACAAACTCAGGACCTATAATCTCAGAAGCAAATTGATATACACTAAAATTTATAGACTCATCATAAATAACAGCACCACTGGTACCAGCATCATATATTTTTAATTCTACAGTTCTTGGTCCAGGATTTTGAAAACTCACCTCCCTGTTTACAGGATCTGGTCCAATAGTAGTTTGTATAGCTTTATCTGGTGTTGAATCCGCAGCATCAAAATTCCATACATATTTTTCTGTACCAAGTAAATTTAACGGATCTACAAAGACAGAACCAGATGTACCAGAAGTTCCTTGTGTACCACCTGTATAATAACCACTATTATCAAAATAGAAATAAACAGTTTCGTTAACATTTAAAAATTGTAAATCTGATAACGACTGATTTAATAACTGTAACATTTAGGTTTCTTTCTATAATTATGAATTATATATACGGCCAGCTATCTTATACAGAAGACGAAAACTACATTATTTCTGTTTTATTTAGTATTTTCATATAATTCTTTTTACCTTTGTTTATAAAATAAAAACATATCAAACATGATCAAAAGAATCTTTAACTTTTTAAAAAACCTTTTTGGTTTTACATCATACAAAAATGATGAATCTGAATTGAATTACGATCCATTAAACCTAAAAATCACAGATATTCATCCTGGCTGGTTTATAGATTATATCGGAAAAGCCTGGGAAGTCATTCAAGAAATAGAGTTTGACTGGAGTAATAATGTATTCTCATTTGAATTTAAGATTACCGATGGTACAATTAATAAGTATATTTATATGGATGATATGAATGGTCTTCGTATTATTGTAACAGAAAGAGTAAATATGGGTGCTATTGATGAAACACTAGCGGATTCTATTGTTGAAAATCAAACAGCACCAAATAAGATTACTTATAATGGTATAGAATTCCTTCTACAAAATGAAAAGCCTTGTTTTGTTAGAGATGTAGAAACAACGAATATAGAAAGTTCTTTAGAAATGGTTTGTTTTGATTATATGGATAAAAATGAGCAAAATTATCTTAGAATAGAACAACATAGCGAAACAAGTTTTGATGCTACTGTTGGTATAATTGAGACTGAGGCTTTGTTTTCTAACATAATACCATCAAAAGAATAAAAATATGAATAACTTAATTCAAATATTTCTAGTAGTTTTTTCATTTTGTATGAGGAACTTAGAATTGATTGCTTTACAATTATGTTTATTGTTTCTACTTAAAATATCTGTTTATGATTTTAGGTATTGGTTTATATTAGCTGTTGTAGCATTCTGTTCAGGAATATCAAACGGCTATATAAAAAATGAGAAGTAAATATGACAGATATATTATCAAAAATACCTAAACATACTTACAATGGGGAACCATTCGGTTTATGTTTTATGCCGGATGGTGGTTCTGATACTGTTTGGACTTGTAAATATTTCTCTCATTTTTCATCTAAGTCAGATGATCGATTCCCGGTAGTCAAAGGTAATTCTATCGAAGAATGTGCTGAGAAGATGCGAGAGGCTATTGCAATTTATAGAAGTAAAACTGATTTTACATAAAAGTTGTGAATTTTTAGGTTTTTACAACCTTTTTTACTTATTTGCGTTTATATTCAAAAAACGTATAAAGTTTTAACTTATGAAAAACACATTCAAAATAGAAACGACGGCCAAGTTACATGATAATTTTCTTGGTGTAGATTATACAATTAATACAGTATCAGCTAAAAAACTTAGTTCATATTTGAAAGGTAATTTAACTAAAAAAGGGATCAACCTGGAAGAATATAACAGAGAGATCGATTCTCATAACAGAGAAGAAAAGCTAGAAAAGAATCCTCCATTAGAAATATACGAATACCAAAACTTCTTTCTTCTGGAGAAAACAGATGGTGAATATGTACTATTGGATGGTTTCAGAAGATTACTATTCTATACTGCACCAGAACATCCTATACAAGTACGTATATACCACACTGATGATATTAGTGATCAAAACATATTAAAACTTTTGGTTTATTTGAATCACTTCAAGTTTTATAATGGAACCGGTAAATATTATGACAGAGGTTTTGCTTTGGCCCTTAAAGTAATATTTGATCTAAATATAACTAATTTCTATGATGGTTTTGATGGTTATTTATCAGCGATAAGTGCTATAAGAGATTATGGCTGGAAGACTGAAACAAAACCAACTCAAAAGAATGAAATTATTAAAAACAGAATTCTTAGTACTTCTTTCATAGAAGATATGAAGCTTCTTGATGTTATGTACAATAAAGGCAACATGACTAACACAGAATTCGGTGCCTTGTTGTACTTTAATCGTACAGAAAATCCAGGAGTTGATTTTGATAAATTTGTAACTATATGTGATACACCAAATATCAAAAAATTACTTGTGTCATTTGCTAAAATTGGTGATAATGATGGTGAACGTAGTAAAAAACTTATCAACGAACTCATTCAAGAATATAAAAATGCTTTTTTGATTCTTCTTGGTAAAGAAGCAAAGAAATCTTATACTGATTATCTTAACGAAGCAAGAGAACTGTCTAAGAACATAAAAGCTGACACTAAATGGACAAAAATATCTGGTAGCAAATCAATATATCAGATAGAAAGAGAGATTTTAAGTTATTACGAAAAAAACAAAAAAGCTCCTAAATTTAAAGTTGTTATATTTCCTGTAAAAGGACTTAGTGAAGGTGCAAAAGAATCTCTACCAACAGGAATTTATGATTTTAAAATGACCAGTATTACAAATAGTGGTAGACCTACGTTGGAATATAATGGTGCTTCTGTTAGAACAACAAGACATTCAAAATGGAATAACATACCAGATTACAAAAGTGTTGGTAAGTCTGGGTTCTATCATAATGATGCTGAAGTATATGTATGTTTCGAACTTTAAACAAAACTAAAATGAAGACGATTTCACAAAAAATAAAGAATTTAATTCTTAAGAACAATATTTCTGCAAGTGATCTGTCCGGTAGTGGTCATGCTTCAGCAGAAATTAAATTGATATTTCAGTTCAATAAAAAAATGTATTTTCTGGAGTTTAGGTTTGAAAGAGTCGTTAAAAACAACGTCTTAGGAATTTGTTATGGTATAGAAGATAAATTCCTTGTAATTATTCATGAATCAAAAAATATGAATAGTGGTTACATACTATACGAAGATAAAATGCTTACTGAAACCGGCTTAGATATTGAAACATTTTCTTATATCAGAGACCTTATGATGGGTAAAGTTATAGGAGTTGACGAATGTATAAAAGAAAGACAAAAAGATATTTTTGAGGCACTATGGATATCTTAAATAATAACTCATATAAATGACAGCGGAGGATTTTTTGATATCGAAGTTAGGGAGTGTTTCTTTAGACAAAGAATATCCAGGTAATATTGTGATTAAAGATTTAGATGGATTTGTTGTTATGTACAATAGAAAAAATGCTTGGTTTTATGTTGATTATACAATAATATGGTCAGTTTTTGAGAAGCAATATAACATGAATTATACTGATATACAATTATTTATAACTAACATGTTCTTGAAGCATCTCAACTGGAGGCCGGAAACACCCGAAGCCTGTAGAGAAACACCTCTATTGGAGAACTAAATAACATCATCTATTCTAAACAGCATATATACATCAAATTTATAAATTTATATCATGGGTATTTACATTAAAACATTTGAAAATTTCGAGTATAGCGAATCGTATTTTCAAGATATTTTTGTAAATAAATTAACAGCTATGTTTCCTAATGGTGTTAAATTATACCACAGAACGGAACCTAAATATTTAGAAAATATAATGAAAGAAGGTCTTTCTCCTAATTATGGTAGAATAATACCTGTAATTCATACAGTTTTAGGTGATCCTGGTATACAGAGAGTTGGTGGTGACACAGTACTATTAGAGATAACAATTACACCTGATAGTTATTATGATCTATACCCAGAGGAAAATACTTATTGGAATTCTGATTTAATGGAGGATGAAGAAACTGGTGAGACCGACTGGGATATGTTATTTGATATTTATATGGATGCTCATCCTGATTTAGTAGGTGGTGACATCACTCTTGATGAAACGGTTCCACCAGAAAATATTAAAGTAATTGGTTAATAAAAAGAGGCTCTAAAAGCCTCTTTTATTTTGAAAGTATGTATTCTCCGAAATCATCAAGGCTATATTATTTTCTGTTTTCTCACAAACACTTAAAAAATCATCTACTTTTAGATAATCAATATCAAACCATTCTCTGTTTAATCGACCAACGCTATAATAATTTTGTACAGCTCTTTCAACCTGTTCACCAATCTTAGTTTCAAACCGATATAAAACATCTAAAACGCCTGCATTACCTGTCTGTAATTCTTGTAATCTTTTGGATACAAATTCTTTACTTGTTATACCAATTTTGTAGGTAGGATCTCCTTCTTTGGATATTGAACGAATAAGATAAATAGTTTTCATCACTAGTATCTATAAGGGTTCGCTGGCTCCCTCACGCATTTATTTAAAAATAGATAAACACTTTTTAAGAAAACATTTTGTACATATATTAATATAAGATTGTTTACCTTTTGTCTCACTTATAGGACATAAAGTTTTCACAACATTGGTCACACATCCACAGTTAGAACATTTAATTGCTGTATCTAATTTTATATCACTCATGTATTTATATATTCAAAAAATATTTTCACCATAATTACAATTGATATATAGAGTCTGAGATATATAAATCTATAAAATACTTAAAACAGAATAAAACCTATGGAAAGAAAACTTAAATCATTCCACGAATTTACTAAAGCTAATGAAAATTTAGAATTCGAAGAAGATAAACAAACAACTACAGCTTCCTCATCAGGAACAGCTACACCACCAGCTTCAACTACTAACGATTCAGTTGATTTCGGTGAAGATCAAACACCAGCTGAACCAGCAGCAACTACTCCTGAAGAGACTGAAATTAAAAACAAAGATCTTGTTGCTAAACTTAGTCACATGATCGCTATTTTAAATAGCCACAGAAGTATGTTGAGAAACGAAGTAGCGGATGAAAATCTTGTTAAAAAAGTTAATAACATCTACGCCGAGTTTAATAAATACTAAACAACACTATACAGATATTTGGTAAAACTTCCAACAAAGTCGTATTTCCAGTCTGTCATATCTAAATTATCATCAAAAGGTATCCCGAATTTTTCGAGATACTTTTTTGTTAATATGGTTACACCTTCATTAGTTATAGTTTTACTATAAAAAGATTCTCTGTAAAGGACCATGGATCCATGAACGATATCGGTAAACAGTCTGTTTAATTTAGCCCATATAGATTCAACATTAATATCTGCTTCTGTCATGGCTATCTGGCCAGCCTTAAAACCACTTGGGTAAATATCCTTATAATAAACAGTATCAATACCTGCTACAGCAATATCACCAGCACAATCTGGGCAAGGTGATAAAGTACAGAATAACATATACTCTTTTGGGTTTGTAACATTAGCCATAACCAAACAATTCCTTTCAGCATGTCTCAGTCCGGAAGATCCTGTCTCCATGCTAGAACGTCTGTTTGATGCTCCAGGTATAGTACCATTGATACCAATACTAATAACATTTTTAAAGTCCTTCTTAATAAGCAAAGCTCCAACCTGCCGTTTAGGATCACAACTTAATTTAGCCAGGTTCTCAGCCATTTTCATGAAAATGATATACCGGGCAATTTCTCTATATTTAGATTCTACTACTAGCATGGTTTATATGTTTCAAAATAAAAGGTTTTTTCTGTATCAGTTTTTTTATCAAAATCAATATTTTCAGTTATCTCTGACCGATACCAAGTACTTCTTATACATTTAATAAGTTCACTGATATTCACATTACTTTCAACAACCTCTGGGACATATGTTATTTCCCAGCAAGTTATTTCATCACGAAATAACTCATATATCTCGGCTCCACCAATAATCCAAACAGACATATCTTTAAATTCAGGCCTACTTAAAATACTGTTAATATTTTCTTTATTTGTTACGATAACACCCTCTTTAACATAGTCAATTTGTTTAGTAAGAACAATATTTATTCTATTTTTCAAAGGACTGGGAAAAGTCTCGAAAGTTTTCCTACCCATAATTACTACGGAATTCTGAGTAAGAGATTTGAATCGTTTCATATCTTTTGAGAAATGAAATAAGAGATCTGTATCTAAACCGATACCACCATTAACATCAACACATACAATAGCATTCATATAAAAACTTTGTTATAAACACAAATATAAAACAATTTACATAATAAAAAAACCTCCAGTAAAATATACTGGAGGTTTTTGTTTACCTACTTGTTAGCAGGATTTATTTAGCTGGTTTAGAGGTCTTTTTAGGAGCCATAGTCAAGAAAATTTTTCTATCTTCTCTATTAACAGAAAGAACTTTTACACGAGCAGTATCACCAGCTTTTAATGTAAAGCCACCTTTTACCATTTCTAAATTGTGTATAAGACCTATTGTTTCTTCATCCAAACGGATAAGAGCACCAAATGATTTAATATCTTTCACTATACCATCGTATATTCGACCACCTCTTATGGTATCCCAAATTGTCTCACGAATAACTCTAGTAAGTATTAATTTCTTAGCTAGTTTCTCTTTAATATAGAAAGCTATAATTTTACCTGGCTGAATTGTATCAATTTTAAGTTCAGGCTCAATATTAGACTTATGAATAAGTCCAGTAACACAACCATAAACTTCAACAAACACACCAAAATCAGATACACCAGTAACAACACCTTCGTATGGTAAATAATTACCTTCAGCATCAGTGATATCCATTTTCTTGATAGTTGAAGGAATCAAAGTCTCTAAATATTTCTTTCTGGAAGCAATGAAGGTTTTCTTTTCATAACTGTAACCATCTAACATAATATCCATTGTGGTACCAACTAATGATTGTGGATCATGTAGTTTATTTACACCAGCAAGAGTATTAGGCATAAAGGCTGCAAATTTAAGACCCTCACGAACAATATCAACAAGATAACCAGCCGGAGTCAATTCTTTGATGTAACATTTGAACATTGTTTCAGTATCAGAATCCTCCTTCATTTTTACTTCAACAACTTGTCTTAAATACTTAGTAAAACTTCCTCTAGCATCATATGGATCAGTTTTAAAATGTGTAACAAGTACAGATATTTTATCACCAATAGTTTTACCAGATTCTCTAATTGCTAGAGACTCATCAGACCTCATGTCAATATAGAGATAATCTTTTGAGCGAATGTCAACAGCAAGATACAGTTCTGTCATTTGAACTATTCTACCTTCAACAACATCTCCTTCTGCTAAAGTATTCGTAGAAGAATCATATGTGTCATATCCAAGCATTAAATTATAAAGCTCGGCAGCATAAGGTTCTCTACTTAAAATTTTTTCACCCTTTCTTACCTTAATTAAGGATGTAATATCATCGAAGATATCAATTTCTGGTTCTAGTGTTCTAATCATTTATAGTTATATTTAAAAGTGGTTAACTTATAGTTATATTGGTTTTAAAAATAAAGTTTTGATTATGCTTGCAAATTAATTTTAAATTCGTTAGCATAATCCCTGATATGTGCTGCTTTTAAATAATCCTCTTTTGCTAAAGCTTCTATAAGTTGTGATTGTAAACACTCAGTTTCATTTTTGAAGGGTACAGGTTTAGGTTCAACCGGTTCATGTTTTGGTTGTACAAAAAGATCATTATAATAATTATGCATTTCATTTTGAGAATGAAAAAATGGTGGTTTCGGATCTTCTAACTTCGAGAGTTGAGTAAGTTTATTATTATTAATAATCAAATCTTGAAAATTCTGTGTAAATGCATTATGACTTATCATATAATTTACAATTACATGTGTAGCATTATCAAATAATTTGAATAAGGCAAGTATATTGGCCTTAAGGATTTCGTTTCTTTCTTCCATACAATTTTTAAGAATCTAATAATAGTTATAGATGCTTTTTTGGTGGAAGTTGTGGCTTATCATGAAGTAAATATTCTATTTCTAAATAATTATAGATAGCCGTTACTGAAAATATTTTTTCGTCATTGTCTTGATCATGATAAGCCAATTTAAAATCTGTTAAACCAGTAGGTATTAATTCTTTAAAAGTATAAATAAAATTTTCATTATAATAAAAATCTAATACATAAACAAGAAATGGTGATACAAATATATTAGATGAATTTATATAATGATACATTAAGCAATCTCGCATAATGAAATAATTAGCATGGTTATTAATAGATCTGAATGTGATATTTAGTTTATTATTATAAACATCATATGGGCTTCCCCCACCTCTATAACCTATTTTTTTTCCATAACGAGTAGTTTGCTCGACTGTCTGAAAAGTTAAAGATGGCATATCAAATTCTTTTATCGATGAATTTAAATAATCAACTACAGTTTCAAAAGGTAGATGATAATTTTGTAAATGTTTTCTATATTTATATTCCAAAACATCTGGAACAAAATCTGTTGGTAAACAAAAGACAAACTGACTATTATTAGAATTTGGTTGCATTTATAGTACTTATTTTTTAAAAGAGTCTTTAATCTTATTAAGTATAATATCTGCTAATTCATCTCTTTCAGAAGTAGTTAATTCTGTCTGACCCATAAGAGTATCATATATTGCTAAGTAAAGATCTTGTACTGGATCATCTCCTTTTTGAGCAGATATTTTTTTGTAAACATCGGATAGATATGAATAATCTGCTATATTTTTAAGCTGTGGTGAACGTAATGCATTAAATAAAATTTCTTCATTTGTACCTAACCCATCCATAGCATTCCATAGAATTATTGCGAGTCTATTAGCATCTATTTCATTTAAAGTCTTTTTAAATTTAGGATTTTTATATAGTTCTGGATCTAAAGCAACTTGAAGAACATTTTCTTTGTTTACTATATCTTCCTCTTTTGCTTTTTCAGTCTCTGAAGTAGTAGTAACATTACTTTTAACAGTATCATCAGTTTTAGCTGGTTCATTTGTTGTTTGCTCCGTATTATTAATATGTGTACCTATTGTACCAACCGCAGCTGAAGGTAGAGTAGGATCTTCTAAATTAGCTACAACTTCAAGTTCTCTTTTATCTAATTTTTTATTGACTCTTTCCTTTTCAGCTTCATCACTAATATTTTCTGTCTCTTCTTTTATATCAGCCTGGACAGTTGCTATTTTACTTATTACATCAGCTATTTTATGTCTAACGGTTTCTTTATCCTCATCAGAGGCTTCACTATCTTCAATTTTCTTAAAATAAGCTTTATCTATTTTTCTTTCAGCATCCTTAATATATTCAGCAGCTTTTATAAGATCCTTATTTTTTAGAGCTTCTTCAGCATCTGTAATTTTATCCTCAGCATTATCAATCTTTCTTAAAGCAGCTTTTAATTTTCTATCTGATTCAATAAAAGATAAATCTAAATCATCTTCAAATTTTTTAAACTCTTCTTTCTGATCATCATCTAGATTAGGTAATTTTTCTACTTCAAATGAATCTATAGCTGACATTATTTCTTCTACAGCTTCATCTTTATCCTCTTCTCTAGCATTCCTGAAAGCTTTAGAAAATAATTCAAGTGCGTGATCAAAATTTAAAGAATACATGTTATCCTTAGCTTTATGAATAAGTTTATCTGGATCTCTTCTAAGAAATTTAGATTTTATATCTGTATCACCAGCTTCAGTTTTATTTTCTAAAAACTTGCTAAATGAATCAAAGTATTTTAATGACATAAATAATTTCTATTTTCATTATATATCAGTTCAGCCAAATCTTTTCATATATAAAAAGAAAAAGCCTTATGTATTATAACAATAATCAGGGGAAAGTATTAAATCATTACACTAATAAGTATTATACCGTTACTGTAGTTCAAACACAAGAACAAATAATTGAAAATAATCCAGCACCAAATAGTTCTGTGCCCGTCATAGATTGTTCAAGAAGAGCAGAACCAGTATCAAGACCACAACCAGTTAAACAACCTGATGCCGGATCTTACGGAAGATCTTATACAAAATATGTAAATAGTGATGGTATGAATTTCGGGATAACCATATCAAGTGATATGGATTTATAAACTATTCATTTAACTTTCTTCATAGTAAAAATCTGGTTCATTATGATCCCAATTATGATAATCTTTAAAAAATCCACAGTTATTACAACCTTCTATTGTTACTGTTTCATAAGTATCGGTTGATTTACATTTAGGACATATAATATGATTCTTTTTTAAAGGCATTAATTTCAAATGTGATAGATTTTCTAAATGTATACCATTCGGCCAACGAATCTGACCATAATTTCCAACAATTGATATTATTTCTCCAATACCAACTCCTCGACCCCAGGCATCAAATTCGTTAGGAACCCAATTACCTTCGTTTTTAATAACTTTGTCATATACTTTTATAATCATAAAGTAAAATTACAAAAACTATTTTTGAATACCCAATTCTTTTTCAAATAGAGGATCAACTTTCCAACGTTTCTTTTTCTTATCCCAAACATGAAGACCATAGATTCTTCCAGGATATGATGATGTATTACCAAATTCAGTAAAAACACCTTCTAAAACATATTTCTTTTCTTCCATATTATTTTGTATTATTTTGTATTATATAATAAATATCTTCCAGCATAAAGGATTGTTGTTACTGTAGAAACAGGATCTGTAATAGTAATATAATATTGATCGAAACCATCTTTTTCTATCTTTTCAATATCATCCATTTGATTGGCTAAGATACGAAATACGATCATACCTTGTGTAAAGTCAACTTGTCCTGATTCAACCCAAAGACTTGCTTTTATTAATTTAGAAGCTGACTTAAATACTAATTCTACATCAGCACCAGTTTGTATTTGAAACGGTACCATACCAGCAGCTGTAGAACCTTTACCAATAGCAAATTTTACAATATTGTCAGATGGTGAAGGAAATAATAAAATTTGACTTTGACCAAGACCATACCAAGTGGTATCATTTACTTGTTCAGATAAATTCTTAACTAAAATATTAAATCTGTCATATATTACAGGATAAGGTACTTGAATAGTCTGAGTTTTGGTAAGTCTCTGATCAGCATTATTAAAAATTATCTGATCCGGTTTAGCATTATAAAGTTTTGGCTTGAAAGTATTTGCAACATTTATCTTAGTAAGATTCCTTGAATATTTAGAAACTTCATTCTGTAACATAGCATATGTTACAGTTCGAATAAGTATATTTGTTTGGTCAGTATTCTGAACTATACGCATAGTAACTTGTATAGCAGCTGTTGTATTTGAATAAAATATTATAGGTCTGAATGTAATAGGTTGTTCCCAATTTTCAGTCATTTGAAAAGAATAAGTTCCTGTAACACTAGTCTTCTCAGTCACGGTTACATCAAATATTATATAACTACTATTTCCATTATTTGCTGCTTGTATCATGAAGTTATTAAAGTCACTTATATCTCCGTTATAAAGACCATTTATCTCAAAATAATCACCGTCTGTTGCATGAGCAATAGTAACAGCTAAGGTTGCAAAATCAGGTACCTGAGGTAATGTTACACCATACATAACCGTACTATAATATGCCGTTTGTAACAATGTAGTATTCTTTGTTGTAAGGAATCCAAAATCAACAAAAATAGGAGATTGTGGTGATAAACCAATTCCTGTATTACCTGCAAGATCAGCATTTATAGATCCCGGTGTAACTCCATAAGCAGTACTTGGTACTACCTCTCTTGAAACATAATAAGGTGATGGTACCATAATCTGTATATTCTTACCCCACATTCTTTCCTCAAACATAAACGGTGGTGCAGTAAGACCTAAATCAGAATTTCTTGAAACAATTGTTTTATCAAAAAAGTAATTTGATAAAGTTATTTTTTCTGTTTGTGAATAATTTAAACAAGAAATTTCAAGTACTACACCTAAATAATTCGTAAAAGTATATTCAATAGGAAAATGTAATACTACAATATCATATCTTTCTGGGACATTTCCGGGATATTCCTGATATTGAATATAATTATAGCGGTTAGTAGATTGATTAGGATCAAGGATACCCCATTTATTTACATCAATTGGAAATAAATTGTTCTCTGTCTGATTATCTGTAACAGTATTAACAAGTCCTGTCATGGCTTGCTGACTAAAAGCTCTAGTATCATTTATGGTATTAACTACAACACGATAATCCTCTGTTAAAAAATTCTGGTCATCATATATCCATTCCATTAGAACATCAACATCCAACTTTATAAATTTACTGCTACGCATTATGACTTAAATAATTTATTGTATTTATCTGAATAATTCTTTCTGATATACTAATTTATCTTTTCAAACTCTTCAGGAAATTCATAATTGCCAGTTCTACCACAAGTATTACATGAAAGAGAAATTATTCTGGTCCTGTTACTAATAATGCTATCTTTTGTTGTTTCTAAAACTAGTTTAGCTGGATAGTAATATAAATATTCATCACATTTAAAACAATAAGTCATATAAGTTGATGTTTTTTTCATACTATATTATTCTAATTCTTCTGACATTCCTTCATTTAATATTGTAACTGTAGTCCCATCATCATCGTCATCTTCGAGAACTGGTGGTAAATTCAAATGAGCATATCTTGGGTCGACTGGTGCAAATCTCTTACCTGAAATAGGATCTATATTTAAATCTTTTTTAGACTCAACAATTGTTACTTCAGTTTCCTTTTCCGTTTCAATTTCAACGGTTTTCGATTTTTTAGTAACTATCTTTTTTGGTTTAGTCTTTTTCTTACCATACACAACAAGTTCAAGCTCATCAATAAACATTTGTTTAATAGTAGCACGATCTTTCATCACCTCATTTGTAAATTCCTCAGCAAATAATTCAACTAAACTATCTTCCATATTAGAATCCATTATTTTAATAAAATCAGGATCTGCTATAAACTTAGTATATTTAATAGAAAATGTATGTGAATGTTTTCTCTTCATTTTTTTAAAAAGAGGATTCTGAACAGACTGTTGATTCTGAAAAGATTGTTGATTCTGTTGCTGTTGTAGATATAAATCTTGTTGATATGTACTGCTGTTAACAGTAGGCATTACAGATCCAGGATTATTTGTTTTAACAGAGCCTTCAATTTTAGCATCCGAAAACATTGGGTCCATAGCCATTGGATTAAGTTGGCTCTTTTTTATATTTTGTACATTTGAACCATAAGGTGATACATACTCATTAGGATTTACTACACTATCAGTAGAATGACCTACTTGCACATTCAGATTAGGAATAGTATTGTTGTATAGTTTATGTCTAGCATTTTCATCTAATACAATAGAACCTAAGTCTCTTGATTCCTGTTTAATTTTATTTTGATAATTAGGATTATCTAAATTGTTTTTATCATATTCAATTCTACTATGCATTTGTACAGCACCCTGTTTGAAAAAAGTATCTGGATCTATAGGTGAATCATCATCTATCATTCCAGCATTATGAATTACAGGTAATCCAGTATTTCTCAAATTGTTATTATTAGGATACATAGATACTGATTCATTAATATTACCTTCATATTTAGTGAATAACGTTTCGAAAAGTCCTTTTTTTATATGAGCACCATCACTCATTATATAAGAGTCACCTTCTTCTCTAATAATTTTTTTAGGTTCACCTTTTCCATCGAACTTATATTTATAATACATATTACAAGTTTTTCTTTTTATTTATATAGCTAAACTGCTTAAAGTTGTCAAACAAAAAAGGAATGTTTTTTAATAAAACATTCCTTTTTTGTTAAATTACTTTTTACTAGAGACTATTCATCATCCTCATCATCAAGATCACCAAAGAATTGATTGGCTGTCATTGTAGCTTTTGCTGTAGAAGTATTTACTTTAGTACTCGCTTTCGCTGTAGCTTTAGGTTTTTCAACAGGTGCATCAGCATCATCTTCGTCATCAATAACAACTGTTCTTTTAGAAGAAACTTGCTTGATTGATTGTTTGGCTGAAGCAATTGGTGTAGAACCATTCAAGTATTCCATTACTTGATTTACTTTATCAACCATTTCATCATCCCATGGAATAGGTGCTAATTCTTCTAAATTTTTCTTTCTTTTAAGAAGAAATTTAACAAGAGGTTCTTGCATATCTTGAGCAATAATAACTCTACCATCTTCGTCTTCTTCAGTTGGTATAACACCTTTTCCTTTTAAGAAAATAGGTGATGGTTGTTCAACAAATACACATTTATCATAATTAGTCATTTGACCAGCACCAGTGATAAGAATTTGAAGATCTTTTCCAACAGCAAGATCATATACATTACATGATTCTTTTTTTCTGTTTTTACCCTTCATTTCAATATCGATTTTCTCTTTTATTTTGATACCAAATTCCCAAATCAATACTTTACCTTCAAGATCAGGAGCATTTTCATCCTCTATTACAAGAATATAAGAATAATATTTAGTAGATTTTTTGAATAAATCACATTTATCATTATCCTCACTACTTTTACTATCTTTTAATCTTTTGTAAAGAGTACCAAGAGGACATTTTTCAGCGAAGTTTGTTTTAGAAAAAATCTTTCCGTTAAGTTCCGGATATTCTTCTATGTTTACATAGAAAGTAGTAATACGAATCGCATTATCCTCTACTTCTTTTTTCTGTGTGAAATTAGGCAGTAATCTGATTATTGAAGAATAACCCTCACGTGCATCTTTAGCTGTTTTTGTAGAAGGTTTATAAATACCTTCTGGTACGAAACTTTTTTGTTCCGTAAAATTTGTTGTTTTCTTTGCGTCTAAGCGAAATAGATCTTTACTCATAGTATTTAATTGTTTATATGTTTGTTATTTACCAAAGGGCCTTAATTAGGGGCAGCGAACATGTTCCTTGTGATATTTATATAGGCTATCCAATTAAAGTTTATAAAAAATAAAAAATATTTTAAAAAATTTGTGAAGTTGTCTCATTTACTTGAATTCCGCCAGTTTTATCAACACCAATATTTAAAACAATCGTTCCCATTCCAGCTATTGGTTCAACAAAAGTATCCAAAACACCTATCTGTGCATCAATAAGATCTGGTGTATTATTCGTTTCATCACATATATTTTTATAATTAGCTATAGCATTTTGTGTAAAATAATTCTGACATATATTATTAGCTTGTCTAAGAATTTCAGCTCGTACTGAAGGTATACTGAATTTCCATTGGAAAGATTTAAGCATTGATCTTAATGAACTTTCTAAACTTATTAAAGCCTCACGAACATGTATATTACCTAAAACACTATTCTTAGATTCAGCTGTGTTATCAGAGGCTATAGCATAGAATTTAGTAAGATGTGTTTGTATAGGATTTACTCTTAATAGATTTAATAGATTCAAATCGTTTTGTGTAAACTCCATTTCTGTACCAGCTATCCCAGCTATAAATCCTCGATCAGCACCAGCCATAATCGTCCATGGTGTAATTTGACTATCTCTAGTAGTATATTTTGATAAGAATAAACTAGCAGCAAAGCTGGCCGGAGGAACAAAAGATGGCCTTCCATCATCATTGATAATAACATAAGGGAAGAAATAAGCAACATTACTTATACCTACACCATCAGCTAAACCAAATTGGAAACTTCCCGAAGTAACCCTTGAACCACCATTAACTATTTGCTGAATAGAAAGATTACCATAGGTAGGATCTGTAAATGTTGGACTTGTTGATTTTTTAAAACTTTTTGCAGAAGGTAAATTCAGGAAGCCTAAACCTAATGTTTTTGCCCCACAAATGTCAGCCAATTGTTGTTTACAATTTGTTGTAAGTCCAAGACCAAACGAATCTACCAAATATCGCCATTCCAATATCTCTGGATCAGTAATTTGATCGAACAATTTAGTTCCTGGAGCAACTAAATTAAGAATATCGTTAAGTCTTGTTTCTGTACCATCCGGCATAGATTCTGGTCTTACTTTAAAACCATCGAATGTATGTAAATTATAAGTATTCACATAATTTTCAACTTTTACAAAACCTGTAGTTTGAAGACTACCATTAAGATTAGTTATATTAATAGCAGCATCAGCTTCAATTAACAACCAACTAGTATTTTGTGCATAAGCTACAATATCAATAATTCTAACCCAATCCCTTTTTCTAAAGCCTTGTTCGCTGTAAAATGGATCACTAGTTGTATCAGCTAGTAAGAAATCACCAACATTTAATAAATTAACATATTTAGTAGCATCTACAAGTATTATGTTGTTATTAAGTATTTGCTGTATCTCAACAGTTTTTCTAAAACTATTAGGATTGTTTGGTTTAACTATATTTTGAAAAACTTCAGTTTGGTTAGGATCAACTTTATAGTCAGCATAAAGTATATCATTTACCATATACAAATTTAAATACTGTAAAACTGAAGCATCAAAAATTCCTAATTCCGCCACAGATTCAGCAACAATAGGTTTATCTAAAACCAAAGCATAATAATTATTATAATAAGTCTCTCCAATAACATTAAACTCACCATCGTTATATTGTGAACCGTATACAAATATTTTAAGATTGAGATAATTTTCAATAGGTCCCGTTTGTAACACAAGCAAATTATTACCATTATCAAAAATAAACTGTGTATTAATTTCAGTAGCCAATTCTAAAAAGAAGTGATCACCAGTATTAACAAAACTCTGCTTATAAGCTTGATAAAGCATACTGTCTCTACCCACGATACCATCTTGACCAATCACAAATGGATTATCTGTAGTTCTTAATATATTTTCATCTTGGAATATAAAATCAACGTCAGCAAAATAAATAGCTAATTCTAAATTCACAGAAATAGTATCTCTAATATTTGCTGTTGTATCGAGCACACCTATTCTAAGCCATCTTCCTGTATTATCATCACCAGGTTCAATAAAATTAATAACTTTCTTATTACTATTTACATCAAGAACCATGGATACTTTCTGAACTAACTTTTGTGATAATATGGACCATAAATAATATATTCGGTTAACATTATAATCGTATCCAGTAACTGTTTTTACATTTTCAAAATATAAATTAATCTGCCAAGCATACGGAACATCTTGAAAATGTATCTTTGGTGCTGTCTCACTACCTAATCTATACGGTAATATAAAACCATTAATATCTATTGTTACTCCTACAGGAAGTTCTATGTAATACTGTAAACCAATCTGATAAAATCTATAATATCCAAGGACTAACGTGTTGTCAGGATCCATATAAGGAAATTTCATAGATCCATTTATAGAAGATTGAGCACCAATAGTCATATGAATACCAGTAATGTCTACATAAAACAACATCAAAGCTTGCATGTTCGTTGATATGTTTTCATGCAAGGCAAATACATAACTAATATCATCACTTAAAGTAAATTGTTGACCTTTAAAAATAACATAAGCTTCAGTATCACAATCGAACGGATTAACAGTTACTGTTCCAGTAGAACTTAATATAAGAGGTTTTAGACGACAACCTTGTACATACCCCTCAGCATAACCAATCCTTCTTCCTGCATAATAAGTTCCAGAAGTAGAACCTAAATAACCTGTTAAATCAAAACCAAAATCATTACCAATCTGATCGACCATCATCTCATCTAAAACAAGTAAATCAACAATATTTTCTTTATATGAAAGGAAATCTATTACATCAGTTCTATTTTCTTCAAGACTGGCCCCAAGAATATCAACCATATAATCAGATGGATTACTCATTTCAAACTTATCTATATCCTGGACTACTAAAATACCTAATGTATCAATATCATCATTAACAAGACTAGGAAGCCACATATCATTACCTTTAATATCAGCAAAATATGGAATAAAAGTTCCTTCATATCTTTGTATAAAATTAGAACTTTTTTCATTTACAAAATTTTGAATTAGTTCTTTTTTAAGACCATTAGAATTAAAGTATTTACCTAATTTAGGATCTGTTGATAATACTCTATAATTATCCCATCTTCCCTCAAAAACAAACATTTCTACCAGGTAATCTGAAACAAAATCTAGTGGATGAAGATAATTAGGTACCAAATGACGACCACCATACCAATCTTCTAAAGTAATATCAAAATTTTTGTTTGCCGATTGTCTGATAAGAACTGATACAGCCTTACCACCCATATTGACTAGGTTAAAAAGTCTCGGGTTTGCATCAACCGAACTATTATTTGCTACCGTTAATAATTGATCCGGAGATCTTTTCCAGAATCCTCTCTTATCATAAAAACTATCTACAGCATTACTACGAACAGGTGAATTTTGAACAAAAGCTGTCGTTGAGAAAGACATCCAATTATATAAATCAAATTGGGGGTCTGTCAATAAAAGATTGATACAAGTAACAGTGGAACCACTAGCTAGTAAGTTTTCAACGGTTTGATGAAAGAATGATCCTTTTCTCTCCAAAGTCCGGTCTAACGATCCGAAGATCTCCTCAAAATTTTCTGGAGAATTAACTTGAATAGGTAGATTCATAGGTCCTTGACGACTAACACCAATAATAAGCGTAGTTACGTTATTATCAGAACCTGAAATCGTATATAGAGAAAAATCCTTTTCGTTTATAATTATACCAGGATCACCATAATCAGCAATGTTAATAGCCATTAATTTTAGAAAGTTTGAAAGTATATATTAAAAATAACTTTTGGAACCATATGAGCTTTCTATATAAAGAAACATTAAAAATATAGATGTCAGCTAAAATTAAGAAAACAGCAAAATTTACGGAATCTGACTTGGCTGCTAGAGCCGTAAAATATTTAGAGTTTCTTGGTTGGACCGTTTACAAGGAAGTATCTATGAGTGGAACCGGTGGTGATAAAAGAATAGATATTTTAGCGGTAAAAGATGGTATATTTTGGGGATTAGAAGTTAAATCATCTTTTTGCTTTAAAGTAATATGTCAAGCAAACAATTGGTCAAAACATTTACATAAGGTATCAGTCGTTGTACCTATGTTTTATATACAAAAGAAAGATCACAGCGATTTAGAATTAGCAGCTTCTATATGTAAAGATTTCCTTGATATTGGTTTAATTGAAGTTGATTTAAGAAGAAATAAAGATTGGTATGGTGTAATGAGTGAAGATGAATTCTTTTTTGGACAAACCATAAAAGTTCGTCATGATCCGGAACCAAAACAACCTAGATATAAACTTCCCAATGTTTATGAAGAACAAAAAGAGTCAATAGCTGGTAATAACAAAGGAGAATTTTTTACTGTATTCAAAGGTACCATTAATAGAATCAATGAATTTTTAAAAGATAAAGATGAATACGAATTTAATCTTATGGTTGAAACCGTTGGACATCATTACTCTAATTTAAAAGCAGCTAAAACAACATTGGTTAAATTTATGACAAAAAAGTTTGTGCCTGGATTTGAGTTAGAAAAAAGGGGACAGAAAAATTGGATGGTTCGAATTAAAGATCTAACGAATCATGATAATAAAGATTCATTAGAATAGTATTTTTTATACATATATTTCTGTATTCTAATAGTTTAATCCAATTAGTTTGTAATTCAGAAATAGATAAATCAGTTAGAAAAAGTTTGTTTTTAATTTCAAAAAATCTGTAATAATCAAGAAGAACTTTAAGAGGTGTTTGTACTTTTATTTCTTGATTTGTGTCACCTATCACATCAATGAGTGTATCAAGATTTAAATTACAAAGAGCCCATTTTCTATAAAGTATAAGATAATCATCATGATCTACTAGAGATTTAAAATAACTCACGAAAGGCTTTACTATATCTTTGAAGTTATTTAAGTCCTCTTTCACCATATATCAGACAAAGTCTTTATATATGTATTCTGTTCAGAAGTTAAAAGTAAGTTTATTTAGATTTTCTTTTATTTTTTGGTGGAATCATATGAGAACATATTTCATCTAACCAACTGTTTTTATAAGCTACATTGTAAGCCCCAGACATTTTTTTTCTAAATTCTACATTTGTTTTGTATTTCAAAGCCTCTTCTTTACATGTTTGGTATGTCCAGTAACCATTTGGTTTTAATGGTGAAACCATATGAGAACATATTTCTTCATACCATCCCTTTCTATAAGCTGATAGATAAGCACCCTTTGAATTTATATAAAAATCATTCTTTGTATTGTATTTCAAAGCCTCTTCTTTACATTTATCATATGTCCAATAACCACTAAATTTTCTTATTGATATCATATGAGAACATATTTCGTCTAACCAACCATTTTTAGATGCTTTAGAATAACCAGCTTTGGATGATATAATAAATTCATTTTTATTTTTGTATTTCAAAGCTTCTTCTCGACAACGTTCTTTATTCCAAAAACCATTAGGTTTTTGTAAATATTCCATATGTGTACAAATTTCTTCAAGCCATTTGTTTTTATGTGCTGAATTATAAGCAGCACCAGATTTTTTATAAAACTCACTTCTTGATTTATATTTCAAAGCTTCTTCAGCACAATTTTCTTTACCCCAGTAACCATTAGGTTTTTTGTTTGAAACCATATGCTGACAAATTTCATTTAAACAACCACTTCTATAAGCTGCTTTATAAGCACTTATAGAGTTTTTAAAGAATGTTGTTCTTGATTTGTATTTCACAGCTTCCTCTTTACATGCTTCTTTTGTCCAGTATCCATCTGGTTTAATTATCACTTCCATATGGGAACAAATTTCTTTATACCAACCATTTTCACAAGAAACTCGATAAGCACTAGTAGATGATTTTTCAAAAACTGTTTTATGTTTATATTTCAAAGCTTCTTCATGACATTTTTCTTTAGTCCAATAAGTTATTGGTTTATTCCCTTCGGTCATATGTTGACAAATTTCATTTAACCAACCGTTTGCAAGAGCTGCTCTATATGATTTAGAATTTATTCTGAAAATATTTCTACTATTAAACTTTAGGGCTTCTTGAGCACATTTTTCTTTGTTCCATATTAAAACACTACCACCTAAATTACCTGTTTTTGCTTTGTTCAATATACACCAACCATTTAGTTTATATTTCTGAACTGTTTCCCCTTCTAATTTTTGTGCTTCTTCTACGGGAATATAATCACCTGGTATGAAATTTGGTATTAACCCAGTTTCTTTAATATGTTTATAAACAGCACTTTTCAAACCATTTTTATGTTCTTTATCTCTTCTTTTAGTATTATATGTTAAACCAACATAAACGTAATTATCAACAAACTCATATACATAAACACAACGAATAAATCGTGTACCATGATATTCCATATGAGAACAAATATCCTTTATCCAATCATTTTTATAAGCTGATGTATATGCACTTTTAGCATTTTCAACAAATTCTTTCCTTGTTTTATATTTTAAGGCTTCTGTATGACATTTTTCTTTAGTCCAATATCCTCTTGGTTTAGGCATTACATATATCTTAATTTTTAATCTTCCAATAAATCAGATATTATATTTTTAACATATTCAGATTTATTTTCAAAAGTGATTAATTTACAAGCTTCTTTTAGACTGGCAGCGATAACACTACCCGAACCACAGAATAAATCAACAATTAGACTTCCAGGCCTATATGAATGACGAAAAATACTTTGATATAAAGTAATCGGTTTTGCTGAGACATGCCAGCTATCAAAATCTATAGAATAATTCCATACAGAGTGTAACTCACCCTGACAAGAAAAATAATATCTTTCTTCTTCATACATATTTATCAATAAGTCGTACTTATCTTCTATCCGAAAATATTCACAAAGTTTTTTCCATTGATCTCGTGTAGGAAGTTGTCTACCGTTTAGTTTTGTGGATGACCAACCACTTTTTTTTCCATTCCTAGTTTTTATAAGTTTACTTAAATGAGTTTGAGTCAAGTTTAACTTTTTCATATTTTCTTTCATCACTCTCACAAATGGGTTTTCAAAATGATCGGGCTGTTTAGAAAAGAATAATATATTCTCCGACATTGTTGGATAATTTCTATTCTTATTTACTTGTGATGTATATCCCTCAAGATATCCTTCCAGCCGACACCCATTAAATTTTTTATTCCAAGTGATCAACTGCTTAAAATTGAACTTGTACACTTTTGTCAGATGATCATGTATCCAACACAAGTCTTTAAATTTCTGATGAAAAATATAAACTGTACCAGAAGGTTTTAATATACGATCAGCTTCTTTAAATACTTTTGATAAAAAATCATAATATGCTGCCTCAGAAACAAAAGTATCCCAACCATCTTTACCATCTTTTCCAATATTGTACGGAGGGTCTACCAACAAAAGTTCAACACTGGAATCTTTGATATATTTAGGTGATAATTCTAACATATCACCTTCATATAAAATAATATCATCACCAAAATTGTGAATCATACAAAAACTTTCTTTCTATAGTATATAGGTAATTTTTACAGGCCTTATAAAAACTTTAGGACAATTTGTCATATAAATTAATATGGCAAACAATTTGAATCCAACAATTACAAAATAAATTATACTACCATGAAATACAGTTTAAAAGATTTCGATTTGAAGAAAATTCTTAAAGTCGGAGAAGAATTAACAGAAGAGCTTTTGAAAGCCTTAACAGAAGAGTTAGAAGCAAGATTACCAGCAAATGTTAGTCAAAACGAGACAAGTTATTTAATTGAAATACTTGCACCAAGTATAAAAAAAGAAAATATTTCAATTACTATCGACAAAGATATACTTACTGTTGAAGTAAAAGATGAAGGGCTAAAATACAAAAAAGACATTGAAGAGCACAAAAAATTCATCCAAAAGGAATGGATTAAATCATCAAAAGGTAAGGCTGAATTCACTATTACTGGTGAGTATGATGTTGAAGATATTACATCAGAATTGAAAGATGGAATACTAAGTATTATTATACCAGTAAAAACAATCGAACCTGAAAAGGCTAAAACTATAACAATAAAATAATATGTCAAAATCAAACAAAATAATCGGAATAGATTTGGGAAGCTCAAATTCTGCTGTATCAATTATCGAAGGTGGGGAAGTAAAAACTATACCTAATTCTGAAGGTTTATACACTACCCCAAGTTGGGTGGCTTTCACGAAAGATGGTATAAAGGTTGGCGATTCAGCAAAAAGACAAGCCAACATGAATCCAGAGAATACCATCTATAACATTAAGAGATTAATGGGTAAAACGTATGATCAAGTGAAAGATTTAAAACGCCCCTACAAAATTGTAAATTCAAACGGTAGGGCTGCTGTTCAAATTGGTGACCGAGTTTATTCACCAGAAGAAATATCAGCCATGATACTTCAAAAATTGAAGAAAACTGCTGAAGATTATTTGGGTGAAGAAATAACAAGAGCTGTTATTACAGTACCAGCTTTCTTTAATAATGAAGAAAGAGAAGCAACTAAAAATGCTGGTATTATAAGCAATCTTCAAGTTGAAAGGATTATTAGTGAGCCTACAGCTGGTTGTTTAAATGTGAAATATCCAGATGATACTGAAAAAACTGTAATAGTTGTTGATGCTGGAGGTTCCACTGTAGATATTTCAGTTGTAAATATTTCAGATAATATTTTTGAGATAGTATCAACCCATGGCGATTTAGATTTAGGTGGATTTCTTGTGGATGAGGCAATTATAAATTATGTTGCCACTGAGTTTCTCACAGAAACTGGATTTGATCTAAGAAAAGACACAATGTCTTTACAAAGACTTATAGAAGCATCCGAAAAACTAAAATGCGAATTAAGCTCTAGCCCTTCTTCTGATATTTCTCTTCCGTATATAACAGTTTTAAATGGTGTACCTTTACATTTAAATAAAACAATTAGTAGATCAAAATTCGAACAGTTGATAGAATTTTTCAATAATAGAATTATTGATTTATGTGATAAATGTCTAAAAAAAGAAAATATCGATATAACATCAATTGACGATATCTTACTTGTTGGTGGGAGCTGTCGCATACCTTCTTTACAAACAAAATTAGAAGAATTCTTTGGTAAAAAACTTAATAAAACATTGAATTTGGATCTTTGTGTCTCTGAGGGTGCAGCTCTGCAAGGTGGCGTTTTGACTGGAGAAACAACTGATATTTTACTTTTAGACGTTTTACCAATTTCACTTGGTATAGAAACTTTTGGAAGCGTTTTTACAAAGATGATTGATGGTAATACAACTATACCAACAGAAAAAACAGAAGTTTATTCTACAGCTTCAGACAATCAAACATCTGTTGAAATACATGTTTTACAAGGTGAAAGAACAAGAGCTTCTGATAATAAATCTCTTGGTAAATTTACTCTTGATGGAATTCCCCCAGGAATGCGTGGAACACCTCAGATAGAAGTTAAATTCAGTGTAGATGCAAACAGTATACTTACTGTTACAGCAAGAGAAAAAAATACTGGTAAACAACAATCTATCAGAATTGATAATAAAACATCTCTAACAAAAGAAGAAATAGAACGAATGAAAAGTGAAGCGGAAGCAAATGCTGAAGCTGATAAGAAATTCAAAGAGGAAGTTGAGAAACTTAATGCTGTTGAATCAACAATATTTCAGGCCGAAAAACAATTCAAAGAATATGGTGACAAAGTGACACCAGCAACTAAGTCTTCAGTTGAAACTTTAATTAAAGATCTCATAGAAGCTAAGAATTCTAAAGACTTTACGAAAATGGATTCTTTAACTACAAGTCTTAATCAGGAGCTTAGTAAGTTTTATGGTGAAATACAATCAAATTCTGCTACAACAGAAGCTCAAACAGAAGCTTCAGAGACACCTCAAGATGCTGAAACTGTAGATTATGAAGAAGTAAAATAATATAAAGGCCCTTCGGGGCCTTTTATTTTTTAAAAAACATCTCGATTATCTATTGAAATAATTATTCTTTTGATATATAAAGGCAATAATAAAATATGTCTGGATGTCAAATAGTGTTAAACTTTTAAATTATGTAGATTTAAATGGTAACTATCTAAAATTTTATACTGAATTAGATTCTAATCTTTCAATTGGTGATAGAGTATTTATACATGGAGGTAATTATGATAACACGAAATTTACTAAACCTGAAAATCCAGCCTATAATCTTTATGATCCTTTTGCTGCTGGATATACGATTTTAGATATAGATAATACTAATAATTCAAATAGTATTACTCTTAACATTCCTATTACAATAGGTAATGAATCCTTTACATCAGCTGGTATTACTAGTTTAATAATTAATCCACCAACGGTTTATTTAACCTCACCAGGCGTTAATGATATCAAGGAAGCATATCTTTCTAAATCAGTATTTGTTAGAGGTGAATTTAATGGTGGAATTTTTAACAGTGGTTTGTTTGGAGAATTTAAAATTTCAGAAAATGGTGATTCAGAAAATCCTGTTCAAACAAATTCAGCTAAATTCAACAATAAATATATTAATACACCAGCTCAATTTACACAAGGTACCGTAATAGGAGGATCCATACAATATGGTGCATTTACAAGTAAATATAATTCTAATAAAACAGGTAAATATCAAGAACTTAACCAATTTGGTTCTATAAAGGATCCAAATGATAGTTCAAGAATTAATATAGTAACTTTTGCTAATAATTTTAATGGTGCTGGATATAATATTTTTGTTAGTGGAAATATTGGACGAATTTATTTAAACAATCATTATTTAAACATAACTGATGATAAAATTCAATTTCTATCATTACCATATGAACTTCAACAAGCATATAATGCTGGGTTTTCAATACAACTTAGACTCAAAAACAAATATATTAATCTTGGTAAAAATGATAGAGTTTTTAATATTGATTCTATTGTTGATAACAGTGTATTCATAAAAGAAATAAATACTGAATTATCTGCTATTACAACAGATATAACTCAACGTTTATTTAAAGAGATAGGATATTTTAATTTGGAAATTCTTATTAGCGATTCACCAATTAAACCAAACTCATTTGATACAGGACGCTTTTTCGATACTGATATACTTTCTGGAAGTTATACAAATATAGCCTTACAAGGTGGTAAATTTTGGAATGGTATATTCAAATCTGGCCAAGCATCTTCCGAATATTCAACCGTTATTTGGGAAGGTGGAATATTCGACTCTACACCAGTAACAGGTATTGCTACTGATATTTTAGTTAAAGATATTATATGGATAAATGGTTCATGGGTTGGTGCTTCTACTTTTAGAATATTAAATATCTATCAAAATGGAACTAGTGTAAACATAGAAATTGATCAACAATACCTAAGTCATTTTAAAATAGGTGATGAAATATTGATATCATATATCAAAAGTGTTATTGGTAATACTTACTTACAATCTTATTCGGATCAGATAGGTGAATCATTCTTAAATATGAATGTATTCCCAATTATAAATATACTTTATACAGCGGATCTTCAAGAAAGATTAAGATTTGCTGTTGTCATTAATGCAGTTGTTCCTTCAATACCATTAAACCTTCAATATGCAAGAATTTCTAAATCTAACTTCTGTAAGGGTGTATGGAATGCTGGAAGCTGGCAGACTGGTTATAAAAAAGGAACTCTTACGGTTTTTACAGATATATTAAATGGTACAAGAGATACTCTCACATTATCTGTAGAGAGTATAGATGATTTTAAATATTGGGATTGGGTAGAAGTTGCCAACATTAATATTGTTAGACAAATAACATTAGTTGTTAATATCGATAGTAATACAACAGAAAACAGAATTACTAATGTAAAAACTAATATTGACACTAAACTTAGAATTATAGACATTAACAAATATGATCTTACAATCACACTTGACACATCATTTATACCTAACATATCAGCATCTGATATATTTATTGATTATGAATTAATAAATGAGAGAAGTTATAATGTTGTTGGTACTTCTATTTGGGAGAATGGTGATTTTAATTCTGGTCTTATTCAAGACAATATTTTCAAAAATGGTAACTTTAATTCTATTTTTAGTGATGATTTAACAAATACCAATATACAAGCAGTATGGCGTTCAGGATATTGGAAAAATGGTAATTTTAATAACGGTATTTACCTATCGGGTGTTTGGTTATCAGGTGTTTGGATGGAAGGAATCATGACTAATAGTTTTGATGCTCAAGCAGAAAATGTAGATAATACTTTTGCTCTTGGTGACTCTATATGGTATAACGGAACCTGGAATAACGGTTTTTGGAAAAGAGGGTTATTCAAGAATGGTATATTTCTAAATGGATCGATTGAGAACGCTGGGGTTGATAGCATTGATTTTAGAGGTGGAACATATCTTACTGGTCTTGGCGTATTCAAAGATAAAAGCAATGGTGGTATTCTAAACAACAGAAGTAGAAATGATGCTACTAATCAATCGAATTCAGCACCAAGTGTTATATATGTAGATGGTAATGGATGGATACAATTAGACCAACCGTCGTTTTATCAAAATGATTACAATATAATATTCCAAGATTTTGATAATATAAGCCCGAATGTATTTAATAATCAACAATTCAATATTATCAATAGAGATCAGTATGGTACTAGACTTAAAATATACAATGGTCTTGATGATACATTAGATAATCCGAATCCTCCAGAGGCTAATCAATTACCATTGGTTGTAATTAACAATAGTATTGATGTTCTTGAATTACAAACTGGTCTGTTCTGGTTTGCTGATAGAATTTATCAACGTGTGATTGAATATAATACGAATACAGATAGTCTTGATGTTATCGGTATAATATTGAATAATCCAGAGAAAGAAATATTTGCTTTTAACCGTATTAGTAAAATGGTTACATCAGACAATTCTCCTTGGGTTTATTTTCTTGATGATTTTGATGTAATTACAAATAATATAAGTGTAACTGAATACAGATGGTTAAGAGTTAGTAAAGATAAGACACAGTTTCAAATTATTCAACAGACTAAAAATGCTGATTATATTAATTCTATTAATAATATAACAGTCTCTACACAGACACAAACTAAAATCATTGTTTATAAAGATATATGGATTGCTGATAATTTCAATAATGCTACCGTAGAAGAAGCAGATTTTCTTTTAACAACAGATGTTTCTTTAAACTTTAATGATATTCTTTATTTAAGAAATGGTCAAATTTACAGTATTAATACAAATACTGTTAATCAAGGTGTAACAGGATTTAGTATTGCTAACACAATTTCATATGGTTATATGAATGGTATACGGGTTAAAAATACAGAAAAAACATCTCTGTTTTTATATCAGGGTAATTTAATATATCAAGTATCATTAAATTTACAAAACAATGTTTTCATATTAAGTTCTTCACCAACTCTAATATATACTGAAGATATTTCTGATATACAATATCCTGTTTCTACAATCACAGTTGACGATACATTAACAACTATATTCAATACTTTTTATTTTATTGTTAATGAACCATCTGATTTTGGTACTACACAAAGAATAAAAAGAATCTATATTTCTTCATTAGATAATAGTGTTACTACGAATGAATTAAACCCAAATAATGCTTTAAGTTACCAAGTCAATAATATCAGACTCGGTTATCAGAATGCTAGACTTTTATATAATGCTGCCAGTGAGTTATACCCAGCAGACTCTACTGTAATAGGCTTTACAGATTTCGTTTCCGGTATTGCAGGATTTAATAATCCTAATACAAAATTAAGATTACTAGATCTTGTAAATTCTACAACTTCTTATCAATATTGGTTAAGTGATGATAAAAGTCCTGATCCATCTACAATAGAAAGATTAATAAAGGTTAACGAAAGTTTACCTAATCTTTATGTAAACTCTATTCCTGTTTTAAACTTTACACCATTAAGAATGGTATTTGGTCCTGATACTAATACAATATATTTCTCATCTATAAATGATGAAGGTAATCAGTACCAAATTCAGGTTACTAATAATATTTCAACACAACCTACAGAACTTATATCGTTAACGAATGAGCCTATATTAGATTTAGTACATGTATTAGTTGGTACGGCAAGTCATGTATATTTTACAACATCAACTAGACTACTAAGTATTGGAACACCATTTACACTAACATACAACACAAGTTATCGGTTAATAACAGGTATTAACTTATCCGGATACACTTATCTTTATGTTATGTTAGCAGATAGTTTATATGAACTAGCTATATCTTCAATAGGTGCAATAACATCTACTTTAATAGACACTATTCCAGGAATCATAGATTTAACTTGTGATACTTTTAACACAGGAACCTTTGATTGTATTTGTCTGTATCTTTTATTCAATGATGGTACTGTTTATAGAATGGAATCTGAAATAATTACTCCTGGAGCTAATGTTTGGTCAGAGTTTCTTAATAAAGCTACTAATGATTTGTATATGACTGTAAATACATCCTTTGGTACTAACGGAGGAGAAATATACAGATCACAACAAGTTCCAGACAGAATAATAATAGGTGGTACACAAGATGATACATTCTATAGTGTTGAACCACAATATGACTCAAATATTTCACAAAGTTCTAATTATATACTTGTTAATAATGGAAACATCATTACTTATGATGCTGTAACAAATTGCATATATCAAAATAACACCGTTACTAAAGGCCGATACAAACAGTTTAAAGAGAACCCAGGTTCTAATTATAATATTTTAAATATACCGGTACGAACATTAGACAGATGTGGTAATTTCAATTATGTCTTAAATGATACTATTGTACAAGAAGCTACTAATGCTTTCACTAGTACTGTTGTACTTTCTAATCTCGTTGATATAGCTGGTACAGATACACTTTTATATGGTTTAGTTGGTGTATCTTCTCCTTCTTTATACCAATTATTTGATAATACAGGTACTGTAACTACAGCTTTAATAACAGGAACTTCATCGTCTATTTCTGTTAATGATAAGAAATTCTCTTCTGTATCGTATCAAGGAAAAACAATGTTTGCTGTTTCGGATGGTACGAAAATAAAATTGATAGATTCAGCAACAGCATCTGTTAGTTATACACTTCATACAGGAACAGTAAAAGATTTACAATTTATCAAGAACTCTTCAACGAGTGGTATCAGTTTATATTTCTATGATAATACGGATACCTTATATGTAAGTAAAAATTTATCAGCTTCTACAGCTGGTTGGAGTTATTTTATACCAGTCGATATTGGTATGACTAAACCTATAAATGATATTAACGAAAACGGTTCAGTTAATTTAAGCATATTAAATGGTTCAGAAGTATTATACAATCATTCTGAGAATGATTTAGTTTTTGACGAAGCTAATCTTATATCAGTTTCAAGTTTTACGGATCATTCAAACTACTTAGTATATTATACAGATAATACTAGTTTGGTTCGTTTAGAAGCTATATCTGGAACAAATGGTAACCCCACATTAAATAGAACTTTGATATCTGATAATCTTCCAAATATAAGTAAACTTGTTTCATTTAAAAGTAAGGCTGTTATTTTAGCTAATGGTTCTGTTAGCGTAAAATCTAATTCAGATAATTTTGTATTACCCACACCTGAAGTAATTAGTAATTTCTCATCAAGTGGTTTAGCTTTTGAATATTCTGTTACACCTATTGATATAGCAGTGAGTAATGATAATATATTGGTGTTGTATAACATTTATGGTTCTTCAGGATCTAGTGCTGCAACATCTGGAAGTTCTTATAGTTTCATTTATGGTTATAATAGTGTTTATGGTACACAGGGTTCATATACTGGGTCATATTACGATTTCAATTCAAATCCTTTTGGTGGAATAGCGTTAGATCCATTCTATTATGGTAATTTAACTTTTAATAATAACAATGTGCCTTATGTTGTTCAGATAAATGATGGTGTTACAACGATAGCTAAAACACTTATAAATCCATTTAGTCAGGATCAGGATTATATGTTAAGAAGACTTAGAGATAAGATAATTTCTAATGGTTACACAGTTAATCTTAAAGGACAATCTCTTGATATATTCAGAAGTACAGGAACTACAGCTTCTTTAACTGCTACAACAATAACAGGAACATTAGATACCGGAACAGTAAATATATCTGGTGGTACAAATGGTACTATACAATTATTAGGTTCAAATACTGGTGGATATGATATATTTAATATTTTAATTGGTGGAAATACGGTCAACACATCACCTATCTATTTAAATGGTACATCAGGATCGTTGAATACAATAAATTATGAAGTTGGTACTATTGCTCAGGTAGCTAGTGATACAATAACATTTACTGAAACTTTTGAGAATGGTGCTGTTACACTTTATAAATTATCTGATTTCACACCTATAAATGGTACATCATCTTTTGCTTTTGGTACAAATGGTCTTTATTCAACTTCTGCATATAGTCCAGCACAATCTTCTATTGATGGATTTAATCCTGGCATTTATGGTGGATGGGTAAATTTTATTCTCGGTGATGAGAGTCAAGTAATACTTGTAAGAACTTTATTAGATATTACAAATAGTTCGTTTACTAATTACACATTAACTTATGAAGGAACCTTATTAGTTGCACAAACAAAAGCTGGTGCTAATCATTCAGCAACCAATGGTAAGCCTTTTACTATTAACAGACTTGAAGAAATAAATACTGGTATTACTACAAATGCTAACATGGCTTCAGGTCTTGTTGGTTTAGCTTCAACTAGTGGAGCTGTATTCAATCTTCAACTTTCATCAGAGTCAACTTCTGGTTATGTTGTAGATAATATAATTGAGTTGAGTGGTGCTTATATAAATTATACGACTACAATAAACAATAATACGATACAGGTTAATGCTTTAAAAAGTGGTTCTAAATTTAATACGGCTAATTTATCTGTTATTACAGATTGGGGAACTATCAACACTCCTGTAGTAACTGGTATGATAGCAGATAAGATTAATTATCAAGCTATAGCAAATAAAATAGCATTAGATACAACAAGTATTTATTTGTATGATACATCAACTAAGATTAATAAATTCTCAATAAATTATTCAACCAAATTAATTAATAATAGTGTTGCTGCTTCTTATAATGTTACCAGTGTAACAGATATGTACTCAACTAGTGGATCACCAGTTGTACGAAAATACGCAAGTGATCCAGCAATATCTGTTTCACAAGAAGGTCTATTCTTTGTTAATTTATTTGATGGTATACAAAAAGCTACACCTTCATTTACAACATATACTTTAAATAGTGGTATAGCAACAAGATTAAAATTACCAGGAATTCATACACCAGCAACATCTAAAACAATACCAGTAGGACCACAACCATCTAATAATAGACTTGAGCATAATTTAAAGGATCTTAACCAATATACTACTAATAGAAATTTTGATGTTGATGTATTAATTAATGGTTACAAACATACAAATTCTACAACGTATCCTTTTGTTCTTGATAGTGTTAATTCACCATATATTACAGGACGTGTGATGTATAATTTATATTTAACCGGTAATGTAAGCTTTAATGTCGGTGGAACGCCATATACAGCACATCTTGTAAGTTCTGTATGGGATCCTTATATTTCTGATACAAGTAATGGTTTATTTATTGGCTCATGGGATACACCAAAATATGTAGATTACAACTATAATTCTAAAGAATCAAGATTCTTAAATGGTATTTTCCAGGGTGAATGGTATGATGGTATTTTTGAAGGTGGTCTTTTCGAAAATTTTGGTAATGGAACAATATCAACTTTCCATGAAGGTCTAGTACTATCAGACAATAATAATGTTACATTTGCATCTGGTAGAATCGAACCAGATTCAAGGAGAAATGATATAACATATGTTGAATTAAATCTTGATACTAATCAACTTATTCTTAGAATAACAGCACTATATAACTTAGACGGTCAGTATTTAGAAGATGCTTCACCGTTAGCTAAAACAGATCTTATAAGAATTCCAGGTTTATTTAAAGAAGAGAAAATAAATATAAACGAAGTTAGAAAATTATCATTTGATCCAAATGGTATTGAAGAGCTTTTACTTGTTTGTGATGTGCCTGAATGGTTAGATTCAACTATAAGTATTGCTACTTTATGGACTAATCAAAATATATTTATAGCAGGATTAGTATCATCTCAAGTCCCTGGCGAAGATGTTTATATTAATAGATTGTATATCGAATTATTTGGTGAACAAACAGTTACTAGCACATTTGTAGTAAATAATCAGTTATATGTTACGATACAGTGTGAAAATACTCTTACAGATCCATCTTATGTCTTTCCAGTAGGCCAAAAACCTTACATATGGATGAATCAAATTTTTAGAATTATAGATAAGAAAAATCTGAATTCTATTAAATCAGAGATAGAAATTCTTCTTGAATATCCATCACCAGAATTTATTAGTGCTTCAGATAAACTTAACTGGGTTAAAGGTGCACTTATAATGGATTCTGTATATGTAGAATATTCAGGAACAAGTGGTATATCAACATTTCTAAGTGCTTCACAAAATAAAGCTGTTGTATATGCACCACAATACGCTCAGGTATTCAGAACTAATTTTGTACAAACAAATTTCCCTATAAGTTTAACATCAGATACTACCTTAACAAATATATCATTTAAAGATATTATAAAAACAGGTATAGTAATGTCTAGTGCTTTAGTCGTTGGTGAGGATATTATGATAGAGAATTCTGACATAACTAGTGTAAATAACTATACATTAAGAGGTGCGGTAAACCCTTCTAATCCTGTATTATCAGGAAAATTAAATAATGTAATTTTCTTATCTGGTGAAACAGATCTTGATTTCTATACTGGTGCCTGGTTAAACCTTGATAGATATGGTTTCAGTAATGGTACATCGAAATTTAAATCTGTTACTTATAATCAATATATTCCGGCTTCAGGAACATACGTAGCAACAACTTTACAAAGTAGTTTCTTTGGTGAAAATTATTTACTATTAAATAACAGAGTATCATTTACAAATAATACATTAACATTAACGATCCCATCAGCGAATGATTTATTATGGAATGTTAATGATTACATTACATTAAGAGGTTTTTCTGGTGTTAATTCTTATTTACTAGGTAGTTCAAGAAGTCGTGTATTTAGAATAACGAATTATAGTTATGATCCGTTTGGTTTATTAGCAACGGTTCAAATAACATTACCTAAAGCTGTTAATGTTGTTATTGATTCTGAAGAAATTACTTTATTCTCGGATCAACCTTTAACAATTACAGGTGATCAAGATATCACTAATTATACTTTGATTAGTGATACAGACACTTTACCATTTACTTATACATTATCTACAGCTTATTTAAGTAATAACGTTTGGAATGGTGGAGATTTTGATGGTCTGATATTCAATGGTATTTGGAATGGTGGTAATTTTAGAAATGGTGCCTTCGGTTCTACATCAGGAGCAACAGCACAATGGTTCAGTGATACAGAAAGTTATTATTGGGGTGGTTTAACAGAACTTGTTAAAACAACTAATGATACTAATTATACGATTACAATAGATCTTACAGGAAAACCATTTTTAACAGGTGACCTTGTTTATGTAAGGTTTAATGATTATTTAAGAGAAGATTCTTTTTATGCAATTGTAGATATGAATAAAAAGGTAAATGGGTTTACACTTAATAACTTTACAGTTGGTGAATATGGTGTAAACATAATACGTTACAAAACAAACAATACATTATTCTTAAATCAAAATCTTTCATTAGGTCCAGAGTCTGATATAACACTTCATACAGCAGCAAGTAATAGTTTTGGTACAAATGGTGGTTGGACAGAGACAGAAACTTTTGTTGTGACACCTAACACAGAAGATGCTCAGTGGGATATTAATTCAGTATCAAGAGATTCTATATTCTATAATGGTGTCTTCATGAGCGATATTTTCAGATCTGGTGTTATGATGGCTGGACATAATAATAGTTCACTTAAACTTATATGGAAATATGGTGTTAATGAAGGTGCTACACTTTACAATACTCTTTGGATAGGCGGTTTTAATAATGGTGGTGTTCATTATAATACCGAATGGTTAAGAGGTAGATGGTCTAATGGTGAATGGCGATCTGGTAGTTGGTTTAGTTTTGATCAAAATTTAAATTATAATTTACCATATTCTATATGGACTGGTGGTGTATGGTACAGTAGAAACACAGCGAATTATTTACCTAATGGTCAAAGCTATAATACAGGTAATAATAGTTTGATAACGAATAATTATCAATTAGCCACAGAATCTTCTGTATGGTATGGTGGTATTTGGGAATCACCAGTTGTTACTGATATAAATGGTAATCTTAAAACATACACATGGGATTCTGACTTTACACAACAGTTCGGTGTTCAGATTAGTAATACTATTAATGATGAAGCATTACTTTTACCAAAAGTTAGTTCTCTTTGGTTAGGTGGTCAGTGGTACAGAGGTGAATTCCGTGGTGGTATATTCTATGGTGGTATATGGCATTCTAAATCTCTACAAAATGAAGATAAATATTTTAGTATTGATGTAGCATCAGATTTCAATCTGGTTAGTAATATGTTTACTGGAAATTTAACATTTACTATTTCTAACAACGGTGTACCATTCTATTCTCAAGTAATAAATTCATTACCTTTAGGATCTAGTACAATAAATAATGGTATATCTACTATTCTTAAAAATGTTTCTACAGCTTTTAAGAGTAATCTTTACCCTGTAACTTATACTTCTGATTTAGATAGTAATGGTATAGCTGTTAATGGAAAACTTATATTTCAAAACAAAAATTTAACTGATTCTTGGTCTGCTGTATACAACACAGCAGCTAGTGGTGAAGCAATATTACTAAATAATTATGTTATTGACTCTTATGATGTTACACAAAGTAAATTTAAGGGTGGTAAATTTATAAATGCTGTTTGGCTTGGGGGTATCGTTGACGATGTTACAGATCCAAATGAAATTATTTTTGGTGATTGTATTGGTGATAATGTACAATTAATATCTGATGATTCAGGATTTAATAATGAGTCTGTGTCATTTAATGAATCTATTATATCAAATACACAAACGATTACCGGTATTAATTTATTCAACAATCAAACCTCTATAAGCAGTATTTGGAAGAGTCTTAAAGCTGTTCCTTTAAATAGTATTTACTCAGCTGTATGGACAAGAGGTATATGGAAGAATGGTATATTCAAACATTCATCTTGGTATAATTTAGCTACCGATATTTTTGTTGATAATTATTATGTAAGTAAATTCAATTATCAATCGAAATTCAGGAAAGGTTTATTTTATGGATCTGTATGGGATGGTGGATTATGGGTAGCAAGCAATGGTAAATTCGTTCAAAATGGTATCGTTATTTCAGATAATTTAATAAGTACTTTCAGTGAGAGTCGTTGGAAAAAAGGTTATTGGACAACAGACGATACACATACAACAATAGTTGCAAATGCTGGTGATGAAACAGAAGTAACGAATTCAACTTTCTGGAGATCTGTTTGGGATTGTGGTGTATTTGAAGGTGGTGTATTTGATTTGTCTGTATGGAGATCTGGTTATGTTGTAAATGATATACCTACAATATCAATGGCAGCAACATCAGGTACTGCTGGTACTTCAGGATCCAATCAAGTATATCTTCAGTATCAACGTAATAAATTAACTATTGAATATGATTTAGATAATATCTATGGAACCAGTGGAACAAATGGTACTTCCGGAGAATCAAATACTAGATCTTATGATGTATTAAGTGTTATGGACAATATGAAATTATTGAGTCCTACTAATATAGTATCAAATTATTATAATCAGATGCTTGGTTATAACTGGTCATTTAATGTAACGGATAATACAGGTACTAGAAATATAGCTCAATCAGCAACAATTAATGTTGATAATCAAAAATTTAATGGAACTTATGGTACAGCTGGTATAACATCAATAAGTTTAACTACACAAGATCTTAGTTTATTAAATCCTTACAGGTTTACTGGTAATGTAGATAACTTCGCCTCTATTTGGATAAATGGTATTATGAGAGGTTCTATATGGCATGGTGGTGTTTGGATGAGAGGTATGTTCTTACATAAAGAAACACCAAATAAAGATTTCTTTAATCAAAAACCTATAAATGATATAGGTCTAGTTAATACAAGCTATCAAGAATTCAATCTCGGATTTTGGTTCAGAGGTATTTGGTTAGCTGGTTATTTCGGTTACTATAATGATACACAAGTAGAAATATCTAATGATTGGAATACCTATCTAAATTCTTACAACAATCCACGTAATAGATCATTGTATATGAGTATGGACCCATTTACAATAACTTCTGATATGGATCCTACTAGTATTTCTGGTTACAGAGTAGCCACAACACTTAGCAATATTTACAATCATATATCAACAAGTAGTATTTTCACAAGAGCTACAAATAAATTAAGTACTGGTCGAGGTTTCCATTCTGTATTTAATGGACACATGCTTGGTGGCTCTATATTAGATAATGATACTAAAATGGATAGAAAGATTTTAATTTCATCTTTTGCTATAATTGGTAATGTGTATGTTTCTGGATCTTCAACTTCTGGTAATACTGTAGATCCTGGAGCAGCCTTGAATTTTAAATTAAGAAATGCTACAACTATAGATAATTCTACTCAACTACCTTTACCATTAGATTATAATCAATTATCAAATAAATATAATTATTACAATACTATACCATCAATAAATTTAGTTAGTAATATAAATTATGGTAACAGTTTTAATTATACATTTAGACATAATAATAGTAAATATGGTGATGGAACACTTAGTACAGATTTACCATCACTTGCTCAAGGTGCTATCGAACATTTCCATAAAACAGAGCTTATAGGTGAACCATTCCATTCAACAAGTGGTGTTGTAGATTATTCTTCAGCAACAACTATAAGTACTATTGATTATGTTCAGAATGTTGCTAATAATGATCTTATATTATTAATTACCTTGAATAATTATGATTTAACAACAGGAATAGTAAATGAATTTACAATTACACCAAATCCTAAAACGGGTTCAGGGTCTTTAACTATAAATTCAGGGATTGACCCTAACGGTTTGATACAACAAACTAGTTACATATACAATGGTAGTAATATTATAACAAACAGTACTACTATGTTTGTTGCTAAGGTTAATAAACCAACAACATCAAACCTTATTATTGGAACAAGCTATTTTATAGCTATACAATTATCATAAATATTATAGATGAACACAAATGTAAATTTTAGAGTCCCACAGAATATAGATAATGAAATTATCTTTAATACGGATGATATTTTGCTTACTTTATATTATTATAATATAATTATTGAATCCAATGCTAATTTCATCGAACATGTATCTAGGGGTGATGGTTATCCCGTAGTACAATTGATACAGGGGGCCTCGGTGGAACTTTTATCAATAACATTAGAGAACAGAACAGATACACCTTATGGTTATGGAAAAGCGATACATTGTCAGGGTACATTTTCAACAGCTTTTAACATATATGTTGAGGATAACTTTAATATACAAATCACACAACAACCACTTAATAGTAATATTTCATTACCTGAAAAAATAATTATGAATAGTTATGATGAGTCAGAAATAGCTAATGATTTTCTTTATTACCTAGACATCCCACAAAAAATAGTTTATATATATAATGGTGACGATATAACGAAGAATCTTTATATAAAATTCTATGAAAATTACTAAATAAAAGAATGAAAAAATTAGCTATAACTCTACCAGGACATCCTTTCTCATCACAGGATTTACTACATTTACAAAATGCTTATTCAGAAATATTTCCAAATATAACAGGGACACAAGTCGGTAAGAATGCAATTGTTAGTGGTTTTAAATTACAATTATTAAATAGTACCTTGAGCTGGACTGAAGGTTATGCAAAGTATAACAATGAGATTTTTAAAATACCAGCAGGAACTTTAGCATATACACCAACAAATGTTTTATATTTAGATATAGTACAAAATTCTGAAAAACCATCTGATACAACTGTTACACCATATAACGTATTATATAAAGGAAATGCAGTACCTCAAAGTGTACATGTATATAGAAATATGACACCTAAAATAGGGCCTGGGGTTTTACAATTAACAGATTATATTTTAGGTACCGGATACTATCAAGATGTTATAATTAATAAAGTTTTAAACTTCCAATGGGTAACTGCTAATTTTATTATATTTGCAGGAAATGCTAGTGGTCCTCTACCAGCAACAGCATCAGCTATTTGTCTAGTTTTCATAAGACCACACCCAAACAGTTTTTTAGAATTCAGAGTTGGTCCTTCAGGTCGTGGTGGTGGTACTACAACGACATATTTTACTTGGAACCTAACAAATTTAATTGTTAGAAAATTTAGTGATCCAGCAATGACAATAGATGCTGGTTTTGCTACTATAAATTCGGGATATTTAATAGATAATGCTTTTTATAATACCTTTGGGACAACTATATGCAGTACACCAGCAGCAATATCTGCTTATTCTGATGCTGGTGGGCTAACATCAGTCACAGCTTTTAGTAATACTGTAGGTTCTTTACTAACGCAAATTAACACATCTAATAGCTCAATAGAATGGTGTAATAGAAGAGATAAACAAGCAGTCTTTACAAAAGATGTTGTATCAATATTTCCTATTTCACAAATAATAAGAGTTCTATTTACAAACTTTTCTTAACGAACGGTTTTCTTAATTTCTTAGTAGGTTTTATGGTATACATTATATCTAATTTATCCATAGAAAAACAGGATTCTAAATCAATTTTATTTGTATAATAAGGTGCCGTGATCCATTCATTTAAATCTCTTTTTTTAGAATTAAACTGCCTTACTATAGAAGCACCTTCTTCTTTATAATGAGCTTGTAATAATTTAAGAAACTTACCCCATAGAAATACAGTATCACCGGCATTAATATGATCTTCTGTTTCAATATGGCCAGCATTATCATAATCAAAGAAGAATCTGAATTTAATACCTTGTTCAGAAAGAAATTTAATATCAGTTTCTGTACCAGTCATACCAACAGAATTAGGAAAAATAGTACTATCAAGATACCCTTCGAAAACGGTGACAGGTTTATTAAAATCAATATTTAAAATATTAAATATATAACCAACTCTATCATAAACAGAACTTTCTTCTGGAGTCAATTTTTCACCATAGACAAGTTCATATATTTCGGTAAACGTAGATGTTTTATATCTTAGTTTTGCATTCTTAGCAATAAATCTAAGTTGCATACCTATTATCTTTTCTTTATCACGGTTAAATATTACAAGTACTCTTTGTGAGAAAGTTGCCTCATCCGAATACCAATAATCAGCTTCGTACAGATTATCATTAATATTCAAATGTCTACCAGATAAAAATCTACCAACATCTGATTTAGGATCTACTGGTTTAAGATTAGTGAAAATATTCCTGGTGGTCTCCATCTTATTTACTAAATCATCAATATGAACAAACTTCTTAAGATAATCTGATAGTTTATTACTTAATATTTTAGATTCTTGAAATTTTTTACTTTCCTCTTTGGATATATCAAGCTGCTCCAACATTTCTAATTTTTTCAATGGATCTATATCAGATGAATAGTCTTTTAATATATCATCGAGATAACACCATTTACCACAACCACCATTGTAACATTTGTAATGCCAGGTATCAAAGTGAAGATTACCTCGTTTTATACCAGGGTTCGTATCAGAGTCTCCACAATAAGGACAAGCAAACACTATACGATCTCCTTTAGAATCATCTATAATATGTTTAAGTGGTTCTTTATGAACCTTCTTTAATATCTCTGTTATAAGTCCTGAAATATAAACTATATCCATAATTGTAATATAAGATTAATAAGTAAAGTTTTGCATATATAATATTATGACAGTAATGAACTATAATAATTTCATCAAGAGCAATCAAGCTAAAACCGAAGGTGATAGGTTTACCGAATACTTACACAAAAATAAGTATTTTGAAATTCCTTTCATAACAAAATCTAATTTTTCACTAGATGATTGGCGAAAATATATCACTGAAAGTTTAAATAGTGTTTTCTTCGATACATCATTTCAAAAACCTCTTGGTATTGTATGGAATACTGTAGATCCTTACCTTTCTACATTTCATAATATGAGTGATCAAATAAAAGGGTTGGTTAGATTAACTTTTTCAGATAACAGTAAAAAAGTATTCATGGTTACTATTGATGGTATCACCAAAGATAATACATGGCTTCCAGAAATAGTTAGAATACAAAATCATGTTATTGAAACTTCTAAAAAAGAATCGTTTGATATTACTAATAGATCTACTCAAGTATACGGAACAACTAACCCAGCTTCAAAAACACCAGAACCAACTGATAGACCTGTAAAGAAATATAAAAGACTTCTTGATATGGGTAAGGAGAAACTTAAGAAAATGGGTAAGGGCCGGAATCAACCAGAGGAAATATCAACGGAACCTTTATTGTAATCCTAAAGGTCTTTTAAAATAATATGAATGTAAACCAATAGGAGAATGTCTTACGGAAACTAATTTCCAACCCTCCTTACCTAATTCATTCATTTTTTCTTCTTCCTTCTCAGTATTCATAACTAATACTTTATATTCCCACTTTTTCATTTGTAATTATTTTTAAAATTTTGAAGGTAAAAGACCTAGTTCTTTAGCATAACTTATACACCCAGATATACCAACTCTTACATTGGTTTGATTTTTTAGAATAGCAGCAAAGAAACGGTGATTACCATCCATTATCATCCATTCAATATAACATCCTAAAGCAGGAACACCCACATCCATTTCTATTGGATCTAATGCATCATTTTGTAAAAAATAAGTAATTTTCTTGATATGATCTAATCTGGTAAACTTCTCAGATTGTATATGCTGAGTTAGGCCAGGATTATTGTTTGAGTATTCAAATACTTCTTCAGGAGTTATAGGTGTATCAAGATCACACCAACAAACATATTCTAAAGGATTACATATCTTCAGAATAGTTTTTACCGGTACAGATACCACTAAATCTTCACACTCTTCAATACTAAAGTTTTTGTTTTCCATAAAATAAAAGGGTTATTTGATAGTTACAATACCAACCTTTTCAAGGTGTCCGATTAGATTGGCTTTCATTACATCTATATGATACGTATAAATTAACATTTCGTTGTCTGTTAGAAACATTTCATACCATTTTTTGTAATGATCATAATAGATTACATTCAAAATACGCAAAAATTCATACTTATCAACTTCAGTCTTGTCAGTATAAACCATTAAAGCATAAGGTTGATTGAAACTTTCATCAAGTAACTCTAAATCAAAATTATTACTGATATAGGGCTGAACATATGGAATATCAAATTTTTTGAAGCCTAACATTTTATATAAACGAATCAAACTTGTTTTTCCCTGGTTATCTTCAACTTCACAAATAATATAATCAAAATCGATTTTATTTTTAATTAGAAACACTTTCAATAACTCTATTACTTCCTGAAAGCTACCTTTAGATCTACTTATGGTGCCTAACACGATATAATCAATGAATAATATTTTTCCTTTCTTAAAATGTACAAATTGTAAGAATCCTACTACATGATCAGTATCATTGTATATTCCGAAAAGATAAAAATCATTTGGTGATGTATCATTATAATTATCAAGACAGTGAAGTATTTCATTCGTACTTGTTAACGCTTCATGATCTATATTTTGAACATAAATAGATAAGGCTTTGACTAAATCTTCTGTCTTAGTATTTTTACTGAACTTTTTTAATTTCATATTTTCTGCTCAACATTTTTACAACTATTATACCATATTCTGACTTCATCTGGAGTTGCTACAGTAAATGTAGTAAGCATACTTCCAGGCTTTGTCACTATAGTTATAGTGATATAACTGTTTAAGTTTAAATCAGATTCACCATTAAGTATACTTTCAATAATAGCATATTCAATCAAATTACGTTTGAAACGACGACTTTCATAAATACCCGAGTCATGAACAAGGCAATTCATATTAATATAATCATCACTTACGACCTCAACTTTACATACTATTTTTTTGGTTTCCATAGAAAGTTATTTCTTGAGTGTAATCAAATAAGCATTTTGTGCGAAAACACTATTTTGAAGGACTGCCTGACATTTATATTCACCATTTTTCAGAAGCATTACAATATTCTGTTCACCAATAGGAAGATCTAATTGACCCATATCACCATCGATAAAATGTGGTATATCGAAACCTGCTAGGTTTTCAGCATCCGCATGAATATAAGCAGTACGTCCTTTGATACCATTATTAATCAATTCATTAACATTGTCTACTGTTACAAGTAAATCAGATGGTGTAGAAAATATACCAGCCATACCCGTAGGCTCAGTTGTTGTAAATCTTAATTGTTTCATATTTTTATCTGGTTTAGGTATCAAAATTAATTATTATATTTGTGAATTCAAAACATTTATATCTAAAATACGTATAATGTTTTAGATATTGTTATATTTGCGTATTAAAACATATAATCATGCCTAAGTTTAAGAAAATACATTTTGAAATTCAAGGTATTAAAACCGAGTTTGATATTCATATTAATAAGGAAGGTAAGTTCTTTGTTAATAATACACCAAAGGAAATTTTAACAACACTAAATATACAAGGATTTGAATCTCATACTTTCATTGATCTTCAGCAGGCTATTAAATTAGCTGTAATAGAGTATCATGAAGCTCTAATGAGAATCCGAAAAGTTATAATTTATCGAACTATAATTGGTAATTCTTGTTTTGATGACCTAAAAAGTAATGGTATTAATAACCCAAGCAGATTTTCTGGTAATATAGGTAGTAGCATTTATGGTTATGGGTATCAATTCGATTGGGAAGTAGCCCTTGAATCTAATGTTGGTGGTAAAAAAACATACAGAAGGTATATGGGTGATCAAAAAGATTGTATAGACATTCCTTTTGAGAAATTACCATTAATCGGATACATTTTTCCTGATCAAATAGTGGTTGACTATTCCGTAGATCTTGAGCTTTTCTTTATAGAGTTGAAGAAAGCAACCGTAAATTTAACATCTAAAATAGCTTTAATGTTTGGTGAGAATCACCAGGCCCTTTTAGACAACATAAACCAAAAACGGCTATTGTTATGAAAAATAAAAGAGATTTATTTGCTTGGAATAAAGGCATCCAACAATTACAAGAACTAAAAAAGGAAGAAATTTTTGATTCAACATTTCAAGAAGGTGTGGATAAAATAATACCCGAAGATTTTAATTTGAATTTTCAAGAAGCTATTGATATGATAGTAAATAACAAAGGTATTAGTATTTGTTGTGAATTGTTAAGAGGTGGTTTATATGTTAAACTGGATAGTCAGGAAACAGTAATTGTGATGGAAGGTTCTCATGATTTTGGTCCTTTATTAGTTACTAAAAACCTACTTCTAGCGAAATGGAAAATATTTAAATCCTTATCATCGGAGGATTTTTTGATATCGAAGTTAGGGAGTGTTTCTTTAGACAAAGAATATCCAGGTAATATCATTATTAAAGATTCGGAAGGATATACTGTGATGTACAATAGAAAAAATCATTATTTGGCTGTTGATTATGATCACATATGGTCAGTTTTAGAGAAACAATATTGTATGGATTATACTGAAATAAAGGAGTTTATAACTAACATGATGTTGAAGCACCTCAATTGGAGGCCGGAAACA